CAATCGCATCTATCGGCCTGCGCCAAGCCATTAGCGTAAGAGATACCGTCTGACTTGATGTGAATTTAGCTTATTCAATGCGTATTGTTTATCTATTAATTAAAATCATTAATATTGTATCGTTAATATTAATACATTAAGTTATGGCTTGCAATAAGAAAAAGAAAATGGCTAATGGAGGCAAGGTCTCCGAGAAAAAGAAACCTCAACTGAAATGTGGAGGCAAGGTTAAGAAAAAGAAGTAATAACCGGAGGGGTATATCCCCTCCTCAGTATTTAGCATATGAAAAATTCAGAATTTGTATCTAGAATCATAAATGATATGAACTCCATCAATAAGGACGCTCATGTCAGTAGGAGATGGATATTATCCATAGGAAGACAAAAGGCAAGATCATATATAGCCCAGAAGTATGCTGATGGAACCTTGTTCGGCGAGGAATCACTGTATACTCATATCAATTGCATGGAGATGGATAGGGTTCGGAAAATTGATTGTTGTTTTGATGAGTTTAAACTATGCAGGATACTTATGAGATCCAAGAAAAGATTGCCCGATATGATATATACCCGTATAGGTCCGGCTATCATCAAAGTATCAAACATCATGGATGATATTATATTTACCTCCATATCGTTAAGAAAATACGCTAACAACAAGGAACGTAAATACGGGAATATAGATCAATACTATTATTATGTCAATGATGGATATATCTATATACCAGATATTAACATAGAGGCTATAAATGTTGATCTTATAACTCTCGACAGAAAAGCGGCGTTAGAGCTAGGGGGATGTGGAGCTGAAAAAGATAAGCCATGTACATCTCAATGGGATTATGATTTCATATGCCCAGACAAACTTCTTGAATATGTGGTTTCCGAAACATTAAGGGAAACTGTAACCAAATTGCAGATCCCTACGGATGAGAACCCGGATATGGATATTAATAAGAAAACACAAAAAATTCAATAACATGAATCTAATAAGATCAATAATCAATTTCTTTGGTTTCAATGACGCCATAGTTGACGGTATAGGCGAAAGAGGGATGAGAGACAGCTCTATTATAAGATATAATGAGGTGCACGATATGTATGACAAGATTATAAAAGATCTGGGAGATATGTCGGCTATCCTATTTGCCTCGTCCTTGGTGCAGGCGGTGTATTTTTGTGTATAAATTTCTTGTATTAGGATGAAATCGTTATATTTGTGATATGAAAACAAAGTCATTTAAAATACTTGATCAGTACTTTCTTCGGTTTTATAGATCTATTATGTCTAAGAACGGCAAGAGAAGGAAACATACGATTGTGGACAAGAATGATATTCTCGAATGTCAGTCCTTGATATGGAAGGTCATACGTGATAAGTATCTGGATAATGAGGGTGGGGTTTATATAAACAACATCGGTTATCTGTGCCATAAGATCAATCCTAATCGTAAGATATATCTAAATAAGCTTACCGGTACTATTAACAGACGTGGAACTGGTGGATATTCTTATGTCCATACATGTATTGATTTTATGCCTCGGAACAAGTATTTCCATCTCTATGTTTCTCCGGCGTTGAATAAGGAGTGTAGATTGGCTATGGAATCAGGTAGGAGGTATAAGTTCTTGTACCGGGAGGTTGAGTCGGAGAGTAAGGTATTTGGAGTTAAATGGGTTTATAAGCTGTAGAAGTTTTTGTGATCCAGTTAGCCCGTGAGGGTAGACTGGATTTTTTTTGTATCACGGATTCAAATACATATCTTTGTGCAAAAGACTTAAATATGACTATAAAAGGGTTATTGGCCGAGATCAAGGCCGATTTACATAAATACGATGATAGCGGGGCTATAGATACCTCGTCTGTTTATAGGTGGGCTGAGATCGCCTTGAAAAGGTTCGGGGGTGTTATAGCGGTCATGTCCGAGGCGGTTGTCAAGACCAGTAATAAACAGGCGGTATTGCCTTCCGATTTTTTCGACATGCTTGACGCCTATAGGTGTGAGCCTCTTATCTGTGAGATTCCTGGCGGCGACAAGGCTAAGGCTGACCTCCAACACGAGATCGGCTGGGTCGAGCGCACCGAGCGCGGTTTCCGTTGGAACTCCTGCACCGAGTGCTGTAAGGAGGAGTTTGAGAAGACGATCACGGAGAGGATATATATCGGGTCTCACGAGGTTCGTTTTCATTATCATCATCCCGTAAGGTTATCCATAGGTCGTGGGTTGAGGCGTGATTGCGCCGCCGACAAGTATCGGGATAAGTACGATTGGGATAATTATGATATAACTATATCCGGCAATACTATGTATACCGGGTTTGACGGGTTTATTTATATCATATATCGTGCTACGCCTAAGGACGATGACGGTCTCCCATATATACCTGAAACGGCGTTAGGATACCTTGAGGATTATGTCGAGACGTATATCAAGATGAAGATCTTCGAGAATGCCGCTGTGAATGGCTTGATACAAGGCGCTGGTGACGCTTATAAGCTATACGCCCAACAGGAACCGGGTAAGTTCGCTAGGGCTATGAAGGAGCTTAAGATGTCGATGATCACGTTAAATGATTATCGGGAACTGGCTGAGGATAATAGGAGAAGGATGTTGTCTTATGAGCGGATGTGGCTCAATGCTTTTGATAAGTATATCAAATTGGTTTAGTTGCGGGGGAGGGAATCGAACCCTCGATCTTTAGGTTATGAGCCTAATGAGATACCTCTTCTCCACCCCGCGATTATGACGCGAATATACGTTTTTAAAAAGAAAAAAAGATAATATGGCAAAGAAAAATGATTGGATACATTTAGATAAGACAAGTGGTACTGGTCCTGCTGAGGTTAAGGTTACCGCTGATATCAATGAGACTGGTGAGATACGTCAGGTAACGTATAAGGTTATAAAAGAGGGAACCAAGGAGGAGAAGACGTTCGTGTGCAGGCAGGAGTCCGTCCCGGTGGTGATCATCCCGGAGTTCGATTACCTTGTGCTTAGGTATATCTGGGCTGACGAGGACGGCATTGACTTTGACACGGCTACCGGTTTCGATAACACCGGCCTCCCGGACGTGGACGGCAAGCTGGTTGGTTGGAGTAAACAGTACCAGACCACGCAGGAGCGGGTAGGTGATTATCTTATCCACGGTGGTGATAACATGGAATCAGGTAATGAGGCCGCCTTGATCCAGATGGGGCCGTTGTTGGATGGCGATAATTATGATAAATTACCTCTTGAGATCAGGTGTAGTATATACGGTAACTGGTATGGTGGTCGTGAGAAAGGTAATGTCACTATCAGGTTCACGGCATATAAGGGCGGTTCTATGGAGAAACGTGGATATGATTTTGTCAATATCGGAGGCGAGGAGGTTTATACCGGTGACGCTCCCACTAACGTATCCGCCCATGGTGAGGATAATTGGCAAAATATAAAGACCTTGTATTCTAAGGTAGGCACGATGATCTATAACAAGGAATCTCGTGACTGTATTGTAAGAATAGGTGAATAGATTTTTCTTCATAATATAAACACATCGGCTCTCTTGTTCGTGAGGATAGGAGAGTTTTTTTTTATTTTTTTTAATCCTTCACTTATGACATATTTGATCTTTTATTGCGTGGGAATAATCCAGCTTTGCCGAAAACTAGGATCATGATAACTTTAAATGATGTAAATAACGAACTCCATGTCCGGTTATATATACTGGAGGTGCTTAAGGATTATATAAGAGATGATGATTTCGATGGCCTTGTAGATAAGGCGTTGGATTTTGTCGTGGAAGGCGTTTCTATGCCTAAGGCTCCGACCAAGGATACCACCATGAGTGACATATCAAAGAGCGTTTTGGCCTTGGTAGCGGGTGCTGGATTAGATGAGAGGTTAAGCAAAAGCTCTTTAGAGTTAGCTTACGATAGGTGTAAGATGAGGTACGTATTCGATCCTCGAAATCGGGATATACACGGTGTGATCGTAGGTTATTCCAATGACTTTAATAGTCTGGTAGCTGTGTGTGATGAGGGATCGAAGAAAGGAGTGGACAAAGGATCTACTGATTTTGTGGATGTCAATGAGAGATACGTGACTAACGGTTTCTTTTACATATCTGTAGAGGATGCCGATAAGCAATCGAACTACATGGGTGGAAATTCGTAATTATTATGTTTTTGTGCTTTACCACGAGACGTTTTAAGTGTTTAGTCTTCCTCCTGACTTGTGAAAGTTAGGAGGATTTTTTATATTCGCGTGATTTGAATGTTTTGCATAATACGTACTGTTTATTAGAATCCGCCACATAAGTGATTATCTGGTGGATTTATTATATTTGCGAAAAAGATAATGTCGTGCAAAATAACTCTAACATAGCGGTTCCCGACTCCGGGATGAATAGGGATAAGCATCCACAGGATCTATCCCCGTCTGAATATAGTTTCGCCTTGAACGCCACCATAGAGGGTGACGATGGAAGCCAGCTTAAGATCCAGAACGAGCCTAGTACCCTTTTATGTAAGCGATTCGATGGCTATAAGGTTATTGGGTATAAGAATGATATAGCTGGTGATAACACTTATTTCTTTCTATCTAATCCGGATGATAATACGTCTAAGATCACGTTCATGCGGTCATTGGATTATATCAAGACCGTGGAGGATCAATTGGCTGGATCGGGAAAGGACATCCATCGTATCCTTGGCGAGAGGCTTGAGGAGTCGGATGGTCGTTTTGATGAGATATGTGATTTGATGGAGATCCTGATAGAGGACTGGGTTGATGACCCTTGTCTTAATTTCTCCATTCATCATCCGATCTTCGATATAGAGATCAAGGACGAGAAATGCGGGAAGGTGATATACTGGACCGATGGATATAATCCCCAGCGATATGTTATGGTCGATAAGGCCCTTAACCCGGATGATGATGGTGACTTTTGGTATTATTACCATGGGTATAAGACATGTGGGGATGACAAGCCAATAGAGAGGTGTAGGCTGGCCTGCGAGAAGCTGCTGGTGTTCCCGTTGCTGACGGCCCCGTGCGTGGAGCCTGAGGTCGTGGAGTTCGGGGGGAGCCTGCGTGCCGGGACCTACCAGTTCTGCGTGGCGTTGTGCGATGAGTTCGGGATTGAGAAGACCGGATATTGCTCATTGACCAACCCAATCATGTTATTCGATCGTCAAGATATGGTTATCCGCGATGGTTTATGGGGTAAGTCAACCAACATGGGTATCCGCCTTACCGTGTCTAATATAGATAAGCAGGTATCTCATTATAAGATAGGTGTTATACAGAATACGGTTGGGTTTAATGGTGAGCAAAGCCCGGTTCTTGAGTATTTCATAGAAGGTATACATCCGATAACGGAAAGGACTATCTATTATCTTACGGATCAATATAGCGAGCGTACGACCATGGAGAAGTTATCCAAGGAAATACCGGTATATAAGACAGCCAGAGGCATGACGTCTGTCGGGAATCGTCTTCTTCAATACGGCTTGACCGTGGAGAACGAATGGAATCTTCAACCGGTCGTTAACTTCTTGGGTCATTTCGTTAAATGGCAGACATCTATAGCCACGGAGAATTTGTATAAAGACGGTGTGGCTTGCTCTAAATACGCCTCTTTCATGCGTGACGAGGTATATCCGTTGGGTATAAGATTCTTTACCAATACAGGATACAGGACGGCTAGATTCCCGCTTATCCCTCGTCCGGCCACAAGGGAGGAGATGGAGGTTATCGTTGATGAGGACGGTAACTCTGACGACCTGTCGGCTGCTTCGGTGCTGGAGAACAACCCGCAGTGCGCCGGGAACAGCCGCCGTCATCTTTGGCAGTTTAAGAATACGGCAAAGATCATAAACGACCCGTCTTGGGGATTTGATGATTTTGGAGGAGAATGCAAGAATCAGCTAGATGTCAAGCAACTCAGATATGTAGAGCAGGAATATGCCACGGTAGGAGAGACCCAATTCGTTATCAATACGATGGGGGAAGATGTTACGGTAGATGATGCTATTGATTATATCGCTGATAATATAGAGAACCTGTGTGATATCATAGAATCTAATGTAGGTATTACTGACGAGTTATGCGCTGCTATATCATTGCCAGAGGATCAAGACGGTATAAAGGCTCCCGATTTCCCTAGTGGATGTGATGATATCGAGAGGATAGAGACCAGGACTATATTGGATAAAAACTCTTTGGTGGATTCTAGGATTGATTTTACATATAAGCTGGCTAGTGATTATACGGAGACCGAGCCTACCACCTTAATACAAAGTAACGCCGAGTCACAAAGGAAATTCTCTGTATTGTGTGATTTCGATAATTGCTCCAGTGGAGGTAAGAATATCATAGATCTGGTTCAGGAATGGTTGGATGGTCAGGATGAGGATAAATTCCCGTCTGATATAGACTCCTCCGCCTTGGTCTTGTGTCAGGATATGTCTAATGTCCGGCAGTTATATGATGAGGGTATATGTACTAATGGGTGTTCGGTAGGTGATCCTCACGTGAATCCCACTATTAACGATGTTCAACTTCCTACATTCCAAGGGGGTAGGTCATTGGGTAAGTGCACATATTTGTATCAATATCCCGGATGGGAAGGAAAGAAGCATACGGAGACGATGCTTGATCAGTTAATGGATACGATGGAGGCTTATTTCCCCCAATATGAGAGTCAGTTTGGTATCGAGAACGCCATGTGTCTTTTTGGCGATGGTGATAATTCTAAGTTCAATACCAGCATATCTACTGATTGGGAAAGTCGTGTGTCTGTGCAGAATGATATTGACGCCAAGACCAATTGGTTCGGTAGAAGCAACTTGACTTATTTCAAGTTCTATCCACATGTATCCTCATACGCCAGATGGGTGGAGTTGGATTACGAGAAATACATAAGTGGTTTATCCGATCCTGATAACGGTATTATGTATATAGAGATGATGGGTAACTATAATTATCCGATCGGCGACTCATCATCATACAATAAGGTTCGTATAACGTTTTTCTCGGACAAGGAAGGTACCGTGGCTCCTAATCCTTTGGCTAATGATGCCAAGAAAGGTGTTATAGTGAATTACGTGGATCATAAGATATTTATGATGCCAAAGTACTTGTTCTGGAATGATGACAAGACTACTTTCCATAAGATATATGTTTGCATCGAGCCTGCGGTATGCGTGTTCTTCACCGGTTTCGCCATGAGGCAGGACATGAAGGAGCTTGCCGGATTCTATACGGCCGGCACCGCCATCTTCCCCGCCCCGTTCTGTTTTGGCATTCGGCCACTGGAGGTGAAATACGTATTCTTCTTTACGAAAGAATTGAAATTAAGAAGATTTGTTACCTATGAGGCGAAATGTATCTCATGTGGAGATAAACCCGCTGATTGCGCTCCCAGACCATATCAGTACGGTGATTTCGGATATTGGGAGTCTGCCAATAAGTATCCGGCTAATTTTGAGTTGTATGATTCAAGCAAGATCGGGATATCATCGGGAGGATCAAAGAGGAAGGATATAATAGATTCTTTGACGAAATACTATGGGTCTCCTAAATCCGTTGGGGGTAAGTCTTATTTCACCGGTAATGGGGATAACGCTGAGTACCCCAATACGTCAACCACGTTTTGTCAGAGACCTATACGTCATTACAAGTTTCCGGATAACTCTGTCGCTCCTTTCATGGGTAATCCGTCTCAACTGACCGGTCAATATGGAGTTGACTCCTATATTTATCCTATGGGGGTGATGCTTGATGACGATATCGTTAATGAGTTTCTGGATATAGCGGTAGAGAACGGTCTTATAGATAAGGCTAGAAGAGATTCTATAATAGGATATGAGTTGTATAGGGGCGATAGGACGTTGGATAAGAGCGTTATCGGGACCGGTCTGGCTTATGATATGTTTAAGTACGATGATCCCGACGGATCGGCTAACCTTTATCCTAATTACCCTTACAACGATTTGTCTGATGATATGTATATCTATAAGGATATTAATCGTGAGAAATTTATAACGCATCCGTTTAACAGGAAGGGTAATATCTGGTATTCATTCTTAAGTCCTGATATTGCCTTTAACAAGCCTGACGCTCCCACCGAGTGCCTTGTTGATGGTTATCAATTAGGTAAATCCTCAGGTATATTCAGGGAGGTGGAGGATCACCCTAAATGGACGATATTAGGGAGTAAGGCTTACAGTATGGCAACATCATTGGCTACGGTGGAGGCTATGGCTAATTTAATATCCGCTATAGCTGAGTATACATATCAGTCGGCTTCACAGCAATATGTCGGTGGAGGCGTGTTCTTTTTAGCCAACCCTGTCGGCATAGCGCTGACGGCTATCCGTCTGGCTATAGGTATCGCCAAGGCCACAGCCCAGTCCGTGGTGGATATAGGCAAGTATAGGTATCAGTGGTTAACGGCATTGATAGATAGGGGACCTAGACGGAACTATGCTTATTACTATACTTCTGTCGCTCATTATAATTTATTTTACCAAAAAATAGGGGAGTCAGAGTTACGTGGATTGTCAACGGCTAAATATATCAAGAGCGGGTTATATCCGGTAACAGATATCTCTTCGCAAGGGGAGACCGTAGACGGTAAGCCTATTATCATAAACAACCTCGATCGTGAGCATTCATTGTTCATGTCATTTGGTATGGATAAGTATATGCTTGAATATCCGGAGTTGGTTTCAAGTTACGATACCAGCCGTATTCAGGATGAGTGTAATATTCGTAACGATGAGGTGGCTGGTATGACGCCTCATTTTATGACACGTGAATCTTTCGTATCCTGCCCCTATATGAGGATAAAGAAATATTCTCCGGCTCAATACGGGCAGATAGAGGATATCAGGTGGGTATCGTTAGGCGGTTGCGGGTTGATGGATGAGGATAAGCGTAAACCTGTTTTTGGAGGTGATGTATTTATATCAAGGTTCTCGCTTAAGAGGAAGATGCCTATGTTTTACTTGACTCAGTTTGGTCAGGGAGACATGATACCATTCCCTTATTACGATTATCGAAACATCGGGTATCCCCGTTATTTCGTCAATTACGATACCGGGGAGGATTATCTTAATAAGACCGATACGGATACCGGATCGCTATACTCTTTCCCTAGCCGGAAGAGCGCTTATGAGATGGTTTGCAAGACCGGAGATATGTATCTTAGCGGTCGTTTCTTCCTATACTTCTATGGCATACCTCAGTTTCTTGTGGAGTCTGAGATCAATTGCAATTTCCGTATAGCCGGGCCTGAGCCTTACGAGGGGTTCTATCCGGAGGTAGGGGATTATATATCATGGACTCAGGAGCGTAATGTCCCTATATCAAGGGATAATGTGTTTAAGATAAGTCCTGTGTATAAGAATCGTTTTACGCTAGGCGGAAGGTCATTACCAGAGACGTATGATAGCAATTTTTGGGACTGCGCTTACCAAAGACCCAACGGCGTCATATGGAGCACCGCCGACGTGTCGGAGAACGGCATGACCGATCCTTGGCTGTCGTACAAGCCTATGGATTACCATGAGTTCAAGACCTCTTTCGGGAAACTTATAAGCATGAAAGGGATAGAGTCGGATCAGATACTGGCTCGCTTCGAGAATCAGGTAGGGTTATATAACGCCATAGACGTGTTGGCGGAGAGAATATCCCCGGAGAATAGCGAGCTAGGGACAGGTGGGCTTTTCGCCTCTCGTGGCATTGAGTATAATAATACGACGTTAGGATATTCCGGGACCCAGAGTCGGGATATGATCAGTTGCGAGTTTGGGCATTTTTGGGTCGATTTAAGGCGTGGTCAGGTGTTTAAGGTAGATTCTAATGGTAGGAATCTTACGGAGGTCACACCGGGGCTTAGAAACTGGTTTAAGGAGCATCTTCAGATGAAGATCATCCGTAGCCGGATATATAACGCTGATACGGACGCTGAGTTGTCTTATTATGATATTGATAACAAGTTTTTTGGTATAGGGTTGTCCATGGGTTGGGATAATAGGTTTAAGAGGGTTCTGATAACCAAGAAAGATTATATACCGGTAGGGAATCCGAGCGAGTACCAATTCCGTGGCGGCCGGTTCTACAGGAACGGGCAGGCGGTGGAGTTGCAGGACACCAGCCATTTCACGGACGTCTCGTTCACCGTTGGGTATAACTGCCTGAAGGGTGAGTGGAAATCATATTTATCCTACACCCCTGATTATTATATCGAGCACCAGCATTATTTCCAGTCCGGAAAGAACTACTCAAGTGAAAGTCAGGAGATAGGTTTATGGTCTCATGGTTTGACCAACCAATCGTATCAAGTATTTTATGGTAAGCTATATCCGTTTGTTATAGAGGTTCCGGTACGTGAGCAGTACGTGAATAAGATCCTCACCAACTACCAATATCGGATGGATGCCAGAAGATATCAGGATGAGGTTAATTACCAAATTCTTAGGACTACTGGATTTAATAAGGCATGGTTTTATAATGATACCAACAACAGCGGTGAGCTTCGGATGGTTATCGCCGACAAGAACGATATGAGCCAGCGGTTAAGGTATCCTGTAACCAATGACGATAGCCGTGAGATACTGGTGACGGAGGTTGATCAGAAGATAAATATAAATGACTATTTTAACGAGGTCAAAGACGATACGAACAATCTTCCGATATGGGTTAAGGATGTGAATGACATTGACCGTAAGATCGACCCCAGGGCTGTCGATTATCATCGGAGGTGGCGGGATCGTCTTCGTGGCGATTGGTTCTTGGCTAGGTTCGTGAATGACATTGAGAGCCGGTTCAAGATGATAGTACGTTGGTTTAGCAACGATGAGAAAGTTTATTGAGGTGATTATATACCTTTAAATATTTGATGTTATGGCAGCAGGGAAAACTAGCAGTAAAAAGAAGGGCAAATGCCCGAAATCAGGATGTATCAAGAAAGTAGGGAGTGATTGGCGAGTGGTCAGTAACAAGACCGGTAAATTATGGCCGGCTAAGTACAAGTCTAAGGAGAAAGCTAAAGGAGCCTTGGCTGCTTATCACATGCATTAGCGTATAAACGGGTACATGATTTATTATGTGCCCGTTTCGTGTTTTTAGGCTTGTGATATTATGGTTATCTTTGTGAAAAACGTAATATATGTCTAAGAAGAATAAACCGGAGGAAATCCCATCGTGGATAAGGGATTTATATAAGGAGGATCTTGATCGTGTCGTAAGAGGCGAGCGTCCTATGTATTTCAGGGGTATGGATGATAGTCCTTTGAGAAACGTGTCCCCGGAGTTTGATATCCTTAGCGGAGGAGCCGCAGTTAAAGGCATGAATGGGATAAGAGGTGCGTTGTCCCCGTTGAATAATGGCATGGGTAATTATAATTTCAGTATCAGGGGTATAAATAAGAAGATCGGTGAGTTGGTTGATGAGGCGGGGCTATATTTATCTGAGAAATTAAGACCTGTATATCGGACTGTGGTGGATGCTATGTCGAGTTCCAAGGATAAGGGGTTGGGTCATATCACGCAGCCGTTGGCCAACGCCCTGTACCCAGCGGACGAGCGACGGGACCGGCGTCTGGAAGGGGAGCATCCCGTTGGTTATGTGGATGCCATAGATGGCATATGGCCTAGGAAGAAATATGGGCTATGGGGAGAAAAAATTGAGAGGAAGCAAGATGGAGGAGAAACAAGAGAGTCTGTTCTTGATAGACCTAGATTCGGGAGCAGGGTATTGGATAATTACGTAGCTTCTGCTCACCCGGTTTTGTCAATAATATATGATATCGCTAATTCAAGGTATACTGATGGCCCTACTCGCATAAATAAAGCTGCGTATTCATCAATAGATCCTATGGGGAAGAATCCGGAATGGTATGAGTATCCTGTTCATTTTATGAAGATGTTCGGGAAATATATATCTGGTGATTTTAATAACAAGTTATATGGCGATAGTGATAATGATGATTTAGGCACAAGAACTAGTGATGAGGCTTGGGCTAAATACAATAAACTCCCTTACGATGAGTCTGTATTGATAGATAATGGTGATGGTACGTATAGTATACGAAAGGAATTATCTAATAGGATGATACCTGATTCGTCTATCGTAAGGAATAGGATTGATGTGAATAGGAGTCTGTTTGATAAGGAAACTAAGGAATACAATGAAGGACTTATAAAAGCTTTAAGTGATGCCGATCCAGAGGAGTATGAGAGGATTCAGAGGGAATATAAGGATCTGAAAAGGGTAAGAGAGGGTGCCATATCAGCGGACGAGATGAATATAAAAGGGTTGAGGTCTCTTTATGATAAGGGGTATGGTGTCGTGAATGAGTATAATTATAGGGATCGTAGACTTGATAAGAACGAGACGGGTCCTCATAGTGTACTTGGTGATTATACGATATATCGTGACAAGGATATGGGCGGATACAGATATAGGGATGTATATGATTTCAATCCCGCTGTCCAGTTTCTTTTGAATGGGGATGTATTTAAGATAGATGGTAGTATTGATAAAAAGGATAGAGGAGGTTCGGTAAATACAGGGAGGGCTTATGGTTCTGGCAAGTATGTAATTGATCCTCGTAGATCAGAGGATAGTAAGATGGCTGTATATGACGAGATATGGGATTATCTGACCGACAAGAAGGGAATACCACAAACGCAAGCTATCGGTATCCTGTCGAACATCGCCGCCGAGTCCGGAGGGGACACCGAAGCCCTAGGAGCCGCCGGTGATTTTGGCATCCAACAATGGCTTGGACCGAGGAAGAAGGAGCTACAGCGCAGGTATGGGAAGAAACCGACATTGACACAGCAGTTGGATTATCTCGTGGATGAGTATCAAGGCAAGGTCCAGGGGTTAGGTTGGAATTACATCAATCAAGGAAAGTTTTTTGACAAGGACGCTCAAGGTAATGTATATAATTACTATATGTATTCTAAATCCGATTTCGATAACGCCGTCAACTACAAGGACGCTACCGTGGCATGGAATCAAGGATACGGTAGGCCTCTTGGATCGACCTTGAGAAATGAGAAGAGATTTGAGTTCGCTGATATGTTCGCTAATAGGTATGGTGTCCCGGAGAACGAGCCAATGAGATACGAGTTCGGACAGCGGGATTCGGGCACGGGGGACGGAGGTCATCAGCCCGTGCCTGAGACGGTAGCCCCCGCCGGCCCTTCTTTGGCTTCCCATCCTGCCGTGGATAGCTGGTGGGAGAAGGAAGGTCAAGACCTGTTATATAAGATGCTAGCTCAATCAGGCGCCAACAAGAAAGCTATAGAGGATATCGCTAACAACATCAAGAACGATCCCCAATCAGAGGCACAGGTAGCGGAAGCTGAGCGTATGCGTAGAGAACAGGCAAAAAGGCAGCTGGTACTTAATATGATACCGGGGTTAAGTCTTAACATAAAAGGTATGAGTAGAACTCGAAATTAATACTACATTTGTGAAATTATTAAATGTTTTAGATATGAAAAGATTGTTATTTTTATTTGCTATGTTATTGACGCCGTTCGTTTTGATGGCGCAAGAGGTAATCCCATCAGAAGGGGCTATCACTATTGATTTAACTACCTTCACCGGCATCATGGCTTTCGTCACGATGTCAGCTACGCAGTTAGCCAAGGTTGTGCCGTATATTGACACCCATAAGTGGGCTAAAGTCCTATCCGCCGTAGTCATAGGTATGCTGGTTTGTATATTAGCGTGGCTACTAAAGGTGTCTCCATTGCTTATAGGGAGTGAATGGTGGGAGGCTCTATTATATGGAGTGGCTGTAGGTCTCAGTTCTGCCGGTTTCTATGATTTGGTTAAGGCTATAGGATCATTATTCATAAAAAGAATTTAATTCTGTACATAATAATAGCATTTGCTGAGAGACTCATCGTTGTGAAATGATGAGTCTCTGTTTTTTTAAATTATCTTTGTGTCAGAACGAAATTAATTAGACATGAGCAAATACGTAATCAAGAGGAAGATACCTAAATATCAAGAGGCCGGGGAAGTCGGGTCGTATATGCTTGGTAATATGGACGGTATACAAGGGTTAGGTATAGAACCTTTGGTGAATACCAACCAAGGATTACCCGCGCCGGTCAATCCGCTAGGGATATATTCTTTGGATACTCCAGATCAGTTGAGGACTAAATATGCTAATGCTTTTGATCAGGATAATGTGTTTCCGGCTAGCTTCAAGGGTAGTTTGCAACGTATAGCTGAGAATTATCAGGACAATGGTATTACGCTTAATAACATAACTGTTAACGATGTTGATAAGTCTAAGACCGGTTCAGGCGAGACGGATGTTTTTGATTTTACCACCATCCCTTACTATGGCGCTGATGATATAGGGTCTAGATTCACTCAGATGGGTCGTGGTATAGGGCGTATGAGAAGCGAGGGATATGGTGATTTATCCACTGGGGCTAAAACAGCTAATACGATAACCACCATAGCCTCAGGAATTAGTGGTATCATGGGGTTGGCTCGTAACGTGGTTTCTGGGATAGCGTCAGAGAAAGGTACTCGTACCAATATCAGGTTAGCTCAGGAGCGTGAGGCCAGACAAAGAAGGCAATCCCAGATGCAGTACAAGGATGGTGGGGGTGTTTATCTAGGACCTAATAATAGGTTCGATAGCGGAAGCCTTACCGGTGAGTACCTATATCCGTTACCTAAGTCGATGGAAGATCAAGCCAACGTGGAGGTCGAGAAGGGCGAGTACGTGGAGCAGCCCGGAGAGGCGCCGATGGAGGCCATGGGGCAGAAGCATGCCGATGGGGGAACGCCTGTTTCTTTGGAGCAGGGTACGGAGGTTATTACCGATGACACCATCATAGAGCCGGACTTCGCTAAATACATTAGGGATACGTATGGTATTAAGGCTACACCAAAGGATACGTACGCTACGTTAATGGATAGATATAAGGTTAAGATCGGTCTTAAATCAGCTTACGATGATCAGAAAAAGGCGCTGGAGAAGCTGAAGAAGAACGATAAGATAGATGACGAGAATACGAGGCGTTTAAACGCCTCCGTATTATCTAAGGCTATAAATGATAGCAACGATACCGTTAATGGATTAGAGGGAAGATTTACGGACTTCGCTAATGTCATATACAAAGAGCAGGAAGACCGGAAGATGAAGAAGGATGAGGATACGTATTTCGCTAAGGGTGGTGAGATAGATAACATCATATCCAGATCTATGAAAGAATACGGTCTTACGGAGGAGGATATAGCTGAGGCTAAGAAAGAGCTGCTTAAGAAAGTGGCTGGTATTCGCCAGAAGATGGAGATAGGAGGCACGTCTTTGTTCGGTCGTAAATTAACTTTCCGCCCGATCGAGAATAGGTTCAACAATGATCCTAACTATTTCGGTTATCAACGCCAAGGAACTGATGGCTCTTATGGAGGTATTAATACGGATGAGAGGTTGAATTATTATAAGACATTCAATCCGGTCGCTTACGATGCTTATATGGGAGCTTCAGAGGGCGCTAGGGCTAGGGCATTGCAAGACGCTATCTACGGTCAGACAAGTAGCTGGATGGGCTTGGCTACGGCTGAGAACCCGATCATCGCCAACGCCGAGGCGCTTCGGGATTACACGACGCTCGTTTCCTTTGGCGGTGAGGATAGTCAAGGTAATTACCCGGAAGACAAGAAAGCCGCATATCATGATAGGATGAGAGACAATAAATTAGGTTTGTTTACCACATCTCGCCCTATGATCGGTCTAGACGTTGTTACAGAGGAACAGCATAAGGCTCTTAACGATGCTGGTATCACCCATTTTAGCCAACTATTCTCTGACAAGAACAAGGATGTCGTTAATAAGATACTTGGCGAGGATATGCTTAAGATGCAGGCATTGAGATCCATGAAAGGAATGGAAGGTCTTGATTTTATACTTGACCCTCATAAGGTGGCTCCAGGTCCTATGGATATAGGTGATGTGGAGGAACCTGATGTTAAACTGGATATGCCTGAGCTGATTGATCCCAATACACTCCCTAAGACCAATACAAATGCCGGTAAGTCGAACAGCGGCAATGGAGGCAGGAATATAGTGGGTGGCGGTCTTGACTTCCCCGAGGTATTTAGGATGACCCCGGGAGCCGTGACAACGGAAGGTCTGGAAAGGCATTACGCTCCTACCGTGGATCCGGTGTTGAGATCGGCTGATCAGTATATGGTTGAGACCAATCGTGCTTTCCAATCACAATTGGATCAGATGGGTAATGTCCCGGATTCCCAGAGAGGGGCTTTATCATCCAACTTACAGGCTATCATGAGTTCCAATATAGGTAGATACATTAATGAGGTAGAACAAGGGAACGTGGCTCAAAGGGCTTGGGCTGATAATGTAAACGCCCGTACTTGGGCTGATACGTATGATAAGAATATAGCCCAACGTCAAGCTTACCAGCAACGGATATTGCAGGGATTGGCTATAAATGACGAGAACTGGGCTAGGTATTTCGATAGCGTAAATGACGAGATCCAGCAGAAGTGGAATACGGCTACGACCATGAATACATTAAGGTCTATATTTGGGGATGTAAAGATTGGTCCCAATGGACAATTAATCGCTGATCCTCAAGGAGATATATTGAGTTATAGGAGATTATATCCTGCTCAGGAAGTAACTAAAGGCAAGAAAGGATAAAGGATGGCTTCACAATATAGTATATTAAGGAATTACGGCAAGTATGTATCGCCCTACAACATGGATGTCATGATGCAGGGGATGGGGTACATGCAGCAGAAGATAGATACCAATCGGCAGGCTATAAACGAGTATGCTGATTATATTATCAATTCTGACATTATAAAACCTCAGGATAGGGAATATCTTCAGAATAGGTTAAATGGGCTGATACAGGACGTGAATAACGTGTATCGTAAATCTAATTTGGCTTCCGACGGTATAGCCAGAAGCATACAGGCTCGTCTTGGAGAAGCTCTGGATACCCGTGTGTTGAATGCTATTTCCGGTACTAGGGAGATCCGGGCTTTTAGCGAGAAGATGGAGGATATGAAGCTGAACAATCCCAAGATGTATAGTCCTATAAACGAGGCTGAGGCTTTTGCGGATGCCGTGGCTTGGATGAATGACGGTCAGGTAGGGACACGTCTTAATCCTATACATTATACCCCTTATACGGATTACCACGCTGAGATTGATGAGAAGATGAAGAATTTCATCTCCCTTAACAAGGGGAAGAAAGTCAATGTACCGGTGACTGATGCCAATGGCAACAGGACGGGCGAGATGCGTGAGATGTATATAGATGAGATGAGTTACGCTCAGGTCAGGGATATAGCCATGGCTTCTATATCTGAGAACGGTAAGGCTCAGATGCAATTAGAGGGAAGATATATGGCTAGAACGAATCCTGACTTATTTAATGTTCAAAGCACCTCAGATTTCCTTAAAGGGTATATTGATGATTTCAGTGTCAAGGAAGAATCCATACGAGCCAAGCTAAAGGGCGTTGGCAATGACAAGGCCAAGAGGGCTAAGTTGGAGTCGGAGCTGGCGGATATTATCAAGCAGAGAAATGATTTCGTGGAGGAGGCCGAGGGCGTTATCGGTAGCAACTACAGCCCGGAGCGAGCCGGCATGTTCATGGTACGACAGCAGTTCCTTCGTGGCGTCGGGCTGAGATGGTCTTATAATAACTCATACGAGACGTTGGGTGTTGATGATTATTATTTCAAGGCTAATCAGCAGATGATGGATAGAGCTAAGTTTAATGAGACAAAAAGGCATAATCTAGCCATGGAGAAAGCAGCGTTGATGAGAGCCAGCAAATCGGGTAAGTCGGAGAATGGAGGTGGCGGAGGTGATGACACGACCGGGCCTACCGTGGTTACCAAGAGCGCAAACCTTGACGATGTGAGCATAAGCGATGAGTTCATGAACGGGTTCATAGCCAACGAGAAGGCGGTGACTACCGGCATGGGTAATTTCGTTAAGTCATTATCAGATGACGCTAGAAGGAAGATCGACGCATGGGCGTCTGATCCTGAGGATAGTAACGTGGTCAAGGATATGGATAACGATCAGGTTATCATGGCTTATTTCAAGGCCAATGGAGGGTCAAGGAACGAGTTGCTTGATTACAATGGTCAGGATAGTTATTTGAAGCTTCTTGGATTAAATACCCAAAGAGGGAAGTATAATAAGATCAATGATGGATTCAATAAGGCGAGCAATGCTGTTTTGGATGGTATTGATACTATAATTCAGAGAGAAGCTAGATCGGACAGTGGGTCAGGTATAGATATTAGTTATGGATTCGGCACATTCAATCTTGGAGATATTAATAACAATGGCGATAAGGTTTTTGATATAAATGGTATAAACGATATAACATTAAATGATTGGAGTAAGTTGTCCGCTTACAGCTCTTTGTTAAATGATAATATAAATACTATTAATTACGGTGTTGAAGGAGAAATGCCTCATGTATCAATGGATTCGGGTCAATCAGGTGTCTTATTGGATCGTGTGAATGATTTAATGGGAACGTCTTTTTCGCTTGATGATATTGAATCTATAATGTCTCTTGCCGTATCTGGGGCTAGTAAGAATAAGCACATTGAGGAAATAAGAGATAGGTTTGCCGGGGATAACAGGGCGATCGCTGTCGCTACCGCTATATATGATGAGGCTCATAAAGAGAGGAATGATTTATTAAGACATAAATGGAGTCGTGGGGATTTAGGTAGGATCGCTGATGACGCTAAACGTGCTGGCGAGGATTACCTGAGACAATATCGTCATGAGTATGCCGAGCGTGAGTATATCTTCTCCGGTGATTATCCGTCTAAAAGTCAAGAAGAGAAAGATTATATAAAGGTTAGTGACCTATTTACCCGTGGTGGCGGTTTTATTCCTAAGGATAAGGATAATGCCAATACGAAGATAACGTTTACCATATCCCCTATAGGTGATGGTAATTATCAGATCATTGGCAATAATGGAGGTGATGGTCGATCTGTTGTTGAGGTAAGCGAGGCTGATCTGGCTGCGAATGGACTTACTTTCTACAAAGAGGATGTAAGCATCCCGTCCGAGACCTATGATTCCGGTGTCGTACCCATATCTTTCGCCAGCTCAAGCAACAACGCTTATGGGAAGATGGCTAAGTCATTGTTGGTAGCTCCATTCGCTTACGCTAGCGGGGCCAAGGACACGGTAATGCCTTATATAGATATGTTTACGAATATAAATGACGGGAATATCAGGAAGAATCAGATGATGATCGCTACTGACGTGTTGTTCGATAACGCTTCTATGTACGAGTTAAGGGCTTCCGGATATAAGTATAATAATGGTTCTTCTGGGATAAATGTTGATATATATAGCAAAGGAGGGGCTAGAGAGGGTAATACCCCGTTGTATTCAATTGATCTGGATGGCGTTAACTATGCTGATGAGGTAGCAAGGAAGATCGACTTCTGCCCGCAGTATTATTTGGTCATGGCATGGCAACAGATACTTAGCAAGGAGAATGAGGTGTATTGGAGGAGCGAGGGAAGATCTACTACTGATGATTTCGAGAGCTTCATCTCGCCCATAGCTGATATGATTGATCAGGAGATAAGAAACAGGAATAACGGAAATAGTGGAAATAATGGAAACAATGGAAATCTATAATAATACCTCTAACGGAAAGGATCTTGCCGAGAAGTACAGATATCCTACCATAAACGTAGATAATATAAAGGCTATTGGTACGGATCCCTATGATATACCGGATCGTGACCTGCCTCCGGTATTGGATCCGTATTCCGCTTCCGAGAGATCAAAGTCCCAGATACCGTCATTGTCGGAGAGGATCAAGAATACTGTTAAGACAAATTATTATGATGATATGAAACATATGTCCCCATTAGGATATATGGCTTCTGATCAAAGCTATAAGGGCAGGTTTAATCTTACTGGTCCGGAGATATCGTTGGAGGATTCAAGGTATCGACTTAGTAGCGGTACTTGGATACCTAAATACGAGTCTTATATCCCCGGTGTAGATAACGACACACGTTTATCTAGGAGTCAAGGTAGGACTGAGAAATGGATGAGAGGTTTGGGGAAATTTGTAGGTAAAGCCGCTTTGTATGGATTAGGTGGTGTTATTCAGCCTTTTTATGGTATTTACGCCGGTGTATCCAGAGGTAATTTTAACGCTGTTTTTGATAACGATTTCACGAGATGGTTGGATGATCAGGACAAGAAGATGGATTACGGTCTTGCTCATTATTACAATCGTGAGGAGCGGGATATGAATTTCCTTCAAAGCATGACTACGGCTAATTTCTGGTCTAACGATTTTTTATCCGGTCTTGCTTTTACCGCTGGAGCCATGTTATCGTCAGCCGTATATTCCGGCGCTGGATTGATGAACTTAGCTCGTACGGGAGCTAGGGCGGGTGTGGCTTTGGCTAGGATAGGCAAAGCGGCTTCGGATACCAAGAAAGCGTTCGGTGTCTACCTTAGGGCCGCCCGTACGGGACGGAGGATAGGCAAGGGACTGGACACCCTCGCTTTCCTTGGCACATCTACCTCGTGGGAGGCGTCTGTCGAGGCCAGAAGCATGCTGATGGAGGCTGAGGAGAATTTCAGGCAGTCTTACCGTAACGCTTATGGAAGGGAAGTCCCATATGAGGAGCTTATGAAGTTCAGAGCTGACAATGCCAATGCCGCTAATGCCGTATTTGCCGCCAACGTCGGCATATTGTCATTATCCAATATAGCTATGTTCGGCGATATGTTCGGCATGGATCTTGGTGTGGATAAGTTCATAAAACGCAATATATTTGGCGTAGGTGCCGAGAGGATGGATAACGGTACGTTAAGAGCCATAACACCAAAGAAATGGCAGAAGGTAGCCGGAAATACGTTCAATATCATCAAGCGCCCAGTGTCAGAGGGTCTGTATGAGGAAGGTCTTCAGGGAGTGGCTAGTAAGTCCGCCAAGGATTGGGTAGAATCAAGATACAATCCTATGGCTATCCGGCAGAATATAGGCTATATGGAGGCTATAAAGAATGGGTTCAAGGAGACGTACGGGTCTAGCCAAGGATGGAAGGAGATCGGTATCGGTATGATTATCGGATCGATTATGGGTGGAAAGACTATTGGGGGTATAAAGGAATGGAGCCAAGACATGTCCCGGAACAAGGGGATGGTGGAGGCCTACAACGCCAATGCCGGCGCCTTGACCACCGCCGCTGTCCGTGCTATTCGTGGCAGTATGGCTCTTAACGCTCAATTATCTGGTGTAGACACATCGTACGAGAGTGATGGTAGGATCATAAATAAGGATTTTAGTGACGCCGTATTCAATCGTCTCCGTTATGATTCGGAGATGGGGATGTTGGATGATACCAAGGAGAATTTCAGGACGGTAGTCGAATCTATACCTAATAGCGATATAGCGTCCGATATGAATATGACGGATGAGCAGGTTAATGAGTATAAAGCCGATCTTGTCAACGAGTTTAATAAGAAGGTGGATAATTTTACCATGGCCAACAGATTCGCCGACTCACTTACTGAGGGTATCCCGAACAGGTCTTTTAACGCCTATATCTCCAATATGGTATATAACGGTATTGAGGCTAAGGATAATTTGAATGATATCACCAATCAGTTAAACAGGATATATAAGACGGGTATAGGTGATGCCCTTGATATATACTCTCATCTTAATCCTGATTCAAGCAAGGCTCTCGAAAAACTCCGGAAGCTGACGAATGATATACGGAAGATGGAGAGGAATATCTTAAATACTCAACAAAAGGTTGCATCGAAGGAAGCAATTGAGTCTGATAAGACTAAGTTGGCTGAGGAGAATGATAGGCTTCTTAAATTGACGGAAGAAAGAATTGCCTTGGAGAGAAAGTTAAGCACGTTGATTAATTCAGATGTGGATATATCTAAGTTATCTTTAAATGATAATGATTCTAAGATTAGCGTCTCAGATCTTATGGCGGCTTATGAGACTATAGTTGATTTTGAGAATGCCGTGTCTACCCGTGGGGTCGATAATCATAAAGAGGCCATGGCGTTGCTTAGCGAGTATCGTCATAATCTTGTGGCTTATAAGAATATAAACGAGTCTCTTCGTCGTATGCGTGACAGAAGATTCATCCGGGCGCAGGAGCGCGGGTTCATGAAGATATTATCGAACGTATGGGGTAAGACTTATGAGGAGGATGATAGCAAGTATGATTTCAGGAATACTGATAATCCTGATGCCAATGATCTTTACGCCAACGACCAAGCTATAGACAAGGCTTACCAAGATGGTCTTATAGGGGAGGATGAGGCATTTATGTTCAAGACATATAATCATATGATAGCCAGATCTATGGAGAACGAGATTAAGACCGATGAAGGTAATATAGTCGAGAGGGTTCCTGATGATGAGGATATCATAAATCCTTCTGACGATAGAATCAATAATATAGCTATAAAGATATGGAACGGTAATGAGGATGTCTTATCTCCTAGGGAGAGACAGATATATGATAATAACAAGCCTCGTGTCGATAGTCTAGTTAACGGGTTTGGGGATAATCCTATTTCAAGGATCAATAAGGCTAGATCGATAATAGATAGATTGAAGGTCCATGATAATATTTATGATAATATCAAGGACGCTGTTGATGATATTGTAGATATGAATATCAATGGTCTTGATCAGGATCAGATCAAAGAAGCTATAAAGACTTATAATGATCTTATGAATGAGGCTGACAATGGCAATGAGATTGATCAGGATAAGCTTAATGAGGCTATTGATATTATCAATAATTATTCCGATGGGCCTCTTCTTCAATTCGTGGAATGGATGAGGTTGTATGATAACGGAAGTATAGCTGTCAAGGATTACGATAAATCCATACCTATGGGTGATGTCCTCACAGAGAGCGAACCCGGGACATCCACCGGCAGGACGGAAGTTAACGCCGCCCAGAATCCGGTGGTGTTGATGGCTCAGAAGAGAGAGATCGGTGGGGTTATGTATTATGAAGTTGGCGGAATGAGACTTGACAGGTTTATGGACAGTCTTGGGCTTAAAAGATCTGATGCCACTGATACTGATAATGGAAGGGTGATGGATTTCACCAACGGAACCGACATATTTACTGTTATAGAGTCGAATAACCACTCAAGATGGATGATTAGCGAGGATGACGCTCAGGCTTTCGAGAACGCTACCGGTGTCATATTGGGGCGGCAAACCGCCTTGTCGACCTCCATCTGGTTTATGGTGTATCGCAAGGGGCAGGATGGATCTATTGTCCCTTATTATACGGGTGATACGTTTGGATCTAACAACGAGTCGGTGAATCAGGAAGCAACGGCTAGCCTCCGCAAGGGTGATATGGTAAGGTTTAAGATGGATATGTTAGATCCATATACCAAGGAATTGTATGATAAATACAATAGCCTTAACGCCGTTGACCCTAATTCTGATGAGACTAAGTCGGCTTACCGAGAGCTGGTTGATAATATGGTTATTAAGATCGTGGATGGTGATGGTAATTTTGTCTCGGTGCTAAAAGCCAATGATCCAGACTCAAAAGGGAGTAACGCTGATTTAAGGAGTATGGCCTTTGAGTTGTATAGGGATAATGTAGGATCTGTCGCTGGCGAGATTGATATACCGTTCGTAGGTACAGTTACCAGTGTTTTGCCGGGAAGACCTAATTTTAGCGTAAGTGATGATAATGGTACGTTGATGGTATCCGAGAATGACTTTACCAGCGAGACGGTCGACAAGGTAGAGAGCGTAGGATATATAGAGAACGGGGTGGTTACGATGAGGGATGATATTAAGTATAATATATTCCCGTTCTGTACGGCTATCGTCAGGGACAAGTATGGTGACTATAAAGATTCACGTATCCCGGTCGTAGCTATAAAGACAGGAAATGGAAGAAATTACCTGTACCCCGTAAGATTGAAAAATCAGGATATATCGTCATTCTCATCCATGATCGGATCGATGGCTGATAGGATTACGGAGGGTCTAGGCGGAGGCGTAAGTATTGATGATATAATGGATCTTAATAACGCTATAGCCAGATCAGGGTTGGATAATAAGGCATATATGATTCCGCTGGCGGGAGACGTGGATGTTATCAAGAACCGGCTTGAAGCTATCAAGGAAGCGGCTAGCAGGATGCCTATGACCGCTGACGTAAGAGGATGGATAGGCGATTCTAGGACTAAGGAGGATATTTTGATGAATGACGTTACGATTAATATTGATCTTAACAACGATCCTTTCATAGCACCTAAGTTCAGAATGAGTATTAGGAGGGATGAGACGTTCTTCGAGGATACGGAGACCCCGTTCGTCAACCCGTCCAGCTCCCAATCGGGTTCCGCTTCGCCTACGAAGGCGGCCGAGGACAAGTCTTTGGTTTCCGACGGCAACGTAGTATCCGGAGAAAATGAGGCGGAAAATCCTTGCTAAATTAAATATCTTGACTTATCTTCGCAGCGTCAGTCCATCACCTGACGAGTAAGATATTTAAAAGTTGGTCCCTGTCGGGTGTGTGATGGCCCCGGTGGGGACTCTTTATATTATGCAATTAGATGCCTTTTTACATCGGAAGATCATGCAAGACCTACGCATCCAGCGAGTAAAGGTCTTGATGATGCTATACACCAGTAACTATTTTGTCAAGGTCAGACAAAAGCAGTTGCTTGATCATACATACTCATTAAGTAGGGATCAGGCTTTTGATTATATGACTGAGTTCAATAAAAGACTTAGTGATAAGGTTGGTATAAAATGTACGATGGATATCCTTTTACCTACCGATGATGATAATGCTAACATCATAATCGAGCACAATGGTATTATCAAGAAGTTGATGAAGGAAGCCGAGAAACTGGAGCTTGATACTGATGCTATCGAAGCCATGATGCGTGATCTTCTTGATGAGTTGAAGGATGATATTGATCTTAATATCCTGATATTTGACGTAAGCCAGTTGCTTATAAAATACAATCTATTTAGGTTGGATGCTATAACCGAGCAGGAGTTCAAGAACTCTTTTGTCAGGATGGATAGTAGGAATATGGAGATAAAGAAACTAACTTTATCTGATATCAAGAAGGTGGTGGAGATGATAGAGGATAGGTATAGCTACGCTTTATATATGACAGAGGAATATGGCTGATTACATTTTTTGTAAAAATATCTCCTGTTTGTTTGTAGTTTCAAAATAAGGTCTTATATTTGCGGTGTCCATCCGTTATTGGGCCATAAGAAGATATTAACTCGCCTAGGCGTAGGCGATAGATGAGGGCTATTGGTGGAATAACGGACGCCAACGGCCCTTGTTGTTTTGTATTATGTGTAATATTGTTTTGAGTGATGACTTATCTATCAGATCGTATTTTGAAAAGGTTTTAAATCTAAGTAAACTTGGTGATAAATTCCCTGTTAATTTAGATGATGTATGGCCATTGGTTTATTCGGCTAAGGAGAAAGCTGTTAGAGCTTTAGTAAGTAGTGATCAGTTTATGCAAGGTATTGATTATGAGATTTTAGCCACAAATGGCGAAAATACGACAGTAGGAAGACCTGTAAATGTTTATATGATTTCTATATCTTGTATGGAGTATTTTATAGCTAGAAAGGTTAGATCTGTATTTAATGTTTACAGGGATGTTTTTCATAAAGTGATAAATAAAATACCATCTAGCTATTCGGAGGCTTTACGGATGTATGCTGATGAGGTGGAAGCTAGAGAAAGGGCTGAAAAAGAAGCTAAGCTTGCATTAGAGGCTAAAAGGATATCTGATAACATCATCAAAGAACAGGCTCCTATGGTTGAGTTTGCTAAGACAGCCGAAATAGCCCAAGAGACAGATATGTTGATCAGAGAGGTTCGGGAAAAGCTAGAGGCTCATGGATATGATATAGCGGAGAAGAATCTTCGAATATTGCTTGAGGATAAGAAGTTCTTCGCTAAGACCGGTAAGAGGTGGTTGCTTTCCCAAAGGATGATAGACAGCGGTTATGCTCGTTACAGATATCGTAATGATGACGAGTTCTACGGCACTAATACTGTCTATGTGACTCCTAAGGGATTTCAGTGGATCGTGTCTAAGATATCTAAAGAATGGATGCCTAGGTTCTTGGAATTGAAAGGCAGGGTTCTGAATAGATCAGATAAAGATATTTTCGCTAAACGATAAATTCCATTTTTTTTGTAATTTAGGATTGAGCTTTTGCCTGTTCGTGAGGATCGGCAAAAAGATTTGCACTTTTCGGAGAAACATAAGGTTTGTTATTATGTTGTTATTTTGGTGTCCCGTCCGCTCGTGAGAGTAGGCGGGATTTTCTATCTTTGTGTCAAAACGATTTAGTAATGGGACGATCTTGTTATGTTATAAAAAATAAGGAGGGTGGGATAGATAATGTCCTTGCCCCGAACGACCAACCATCCGGATTATACCAAAGGGCGATGGAGGTGCTGGGCGACCAGAAGCAGGCCTTATCGGTCTGGGGTACGGCCTACTCCCCCGACTTCGTGTCCTTCTTTGGCGACTGGATGTCCATGCCATCAGAATATGATCTGGATAGTAATGGGGAACCTAGGTATGATGATGTCATGTCCTTTATCAAGCGGAAGAACTATTTCGCCGGCAATTTCATGGCTGATGAGGTTAAGGATATTAATAATACTCTTACTTCCTTGGGTGTTGATAATATCAATGATCTTAATGATATGATCGTATCTAACTTCCTTTCCGGCGGTGATATATTCCTCAATAGGTACAATCTTGAGCGATCTGGGATGTATGACGCTGATGAGATTGATAATATCATGACTAACCGATCGGAGTATGAGCGGGTAAGGGATATGATGAGGAGGATTGTCGATTTTATGTCTGAGGGGAATCTTAATGAGAAGGATATGTATTTCCTGTCCTCCGAGTCAGGTCTTGGTGATGATTATATGATATATGAGGATACATATGACTCGTTAGGAAAGAGAAGGGGCTTGAATCCAATAGAGGTAAGGGATACGATCATGAGGGCGGTAGGCGGTATCAGCGACCGCCGGGAGTTCGATCAGGCTTTCGCCTCCATCCCATACCCTTCCTTGGCACTCTGGTATCAGGAGGATCAGGATTACGCAGATCGGATGTATGACACGTATCGTAATATGACCCGTATGGAGGTTCGGAGTCAGGACGGAAATACGATTACCGACTCGTACTTCAATAGTACCACACCGTATATCAGTATGCCTAAGGATATGAAGGGTCTAAGGGATAAGGTTGGGGAGATAATCGATATGGATGATTTTAAGGACATCAAGGACGTTGCCGGACGTCTGCATGACATAGCCATGGATCTTGCCGACATGGGTGTGGATATAAGCGAGGCGATCAGCGATGAGATGATTATATCCAGACCGGAGGATATCCGTGATCTTATGGCGTCGCTGGATGTCATGTTGTCTTCCATACAGGCCGGCAATTCGGTATACGATAGCTTTATCTCCGATCTTGATAGGATAACAGGAAAAGGGAACCCGATATACGAGGTTCAGGATACTTATTCTACTGGGGATAGGATGGTGTATGTAAGGTCCGGGAATACATCCCCTTCCGATATGTATGATAGGAGCATGTTGTATATGGGTAGGAATACGTACCATAACACAGCCCCGATAACCGACACCGATCAGGCCTATGAGATGTTGGCCAATATCGGGATAGAGCGGTCCTCGTACTTGCCGGCTGGCGTGGTCCCCGCCGGGGCTTCCCGTTCCGATATTGGCGTGGTCAAGGATAACATAAAGAAGCTAGTTATGTCCAACATCTCATCCTCGAATACAGAGAACATGATCCTTACCAGATTAATATACCAACATCCCGTGACTCCTGAGATGGATGATGTCGATATTGATCGGGAGTTCAGGAGATACGAGGCTAGGCAGGGAAAGGATCGGGATTTTATCAAATCCTGTACCTCGTTGAGGAAGATCCAGATCAAGGAAAGGTTAAAAAAATCGGATTTATATAATAATGTCTTACGTTTCCTTGATTTTAATGGATTTTATAACGTATCTTTGAACCACCATGACAGAGGTACGTTAAAAAGCATGGAGATGTCGTTGCCGGAAGGTCAGGTAAGGGATCTTCTGTTTGACGTGGCTATCGAGTCCGGTGACAGTAGCATGAGAAACCTTTTCTATCTGGATAGTCAGGACAGGATGATGGATGCCGGGTTTTACAGGTATCTGTACCAAAGGAATCCGGGCCTGCTCCGGGAGGTCAACGGCGGCGTCGAGGCGAGACCGGACGGTTCGTTCTTGGCTCGTGAGAGGTATGATGATTTCGTGTCATTCCAATCCGGCTTATATGAGAAGGTAGGTGAGACGGTTGATGGTGCGATATACAGGTTCGTTGATGATCTTATATACTCCGATCCATCATCATATCAAGAAAACATGGTACGAAGGATGGGTGACGTTACGGTAAGGAGTGACGATAACCGCCTGTCAAGGATAGAGGATAATCCCTCATCCAGTAAGATAGTTAATGAATACACTGCTAATACAAATAAGTTGATGCGAGATTTTTCGTGTAGTTAATCTCTCTTTGACGTCGTGAGACGTTTTCTTTCGAGCATTGAAACATTGGATTTTATAGATTTGCGATGAATCCGGGTCGTAGTGATACGCTCCGGATTTTTTTGTCTTGTATCGGTTCTTATTAATCCCATTTACAAGACATGACGTACTTTGATGATGACACATATCACGATTTTAGGGCTGTTAATTTTTGAACTTTGTAACGCCCGCCATCAGGTGGGGTTATTATTAATTCAAAAATAAATAGACATGGGTACAAGTGGAGACAAAATCGTTTTGTTAGACGGTATGGGTTCCGGTATTCAGGATGGGGAATGTGGTCAACGTGTCCGAGCCTAGGTTCCAGCAACCCCAGATGGGTCAGATGGGGCAATATCAGCAACTACAGGATAGGGTGATAGATCTTACCGTGGAGATAAACGGGTCTTCCATGACCTATGTCGTACCGGAGAGCAGGGATGTCGCTATGTCCAATAACATAACTTTGGCCTGCTCGGTCGATCCGATCATGAACCAGCTTAACGCCGCTAAGAGAACCAGCTCCGATATTCTCGATAGTATCGATAAGCATAGGAGGACGCTAGAGGCTTGTGATTCGATCCTTGAGGAAATCAATCCGGCTTTTAAGCAGACTAAGGATCAAGACCGGAAGATCAAGAATCTTGAGGAGAAAGTCGATAGGATGGGATCCTCTTTCGATGAGCTAAAAGAGTTGTTAATTAAAAAATTAGGTTAAGATGAGAGTTATAGATTTAGGCGGCGGCCACGATGAGGACTACGATGATGAGATCTACGATCGTAGAGGCGGCCGTGGACGTAGCGGACGTTCGGATGGGACTTACATGGGTTATGGTGGTGGAATATACGACCACTATGGCAAGGAGCATGACGGCAGAATGGATGAGCTAGAACGCCGTGAGCGTGATCTTGAAAGACGCGAGAGGGAGCTGGAACGTGACGAGCGTGAGCTTGAGAAACGTGAGAGACTCCATGAACGCGAGGACGAGATGTATCGCAGGGGATGGTTCGGTGAGCGCGGCATCCGTGACGAGTACGAAGGTACTGAACCGTATATGCGCAGGGGACGCAGGAGTCGTTATTACTGAGGAGCAGACGCCGATGATCCGGATTATAAGCGGTATATAGACACCCATGGATATCACTTTTCCAAGGAGCTGGCTAGGGAAGCCGCTGACAAGATGCTTAACGCCGACGGATCCAAGAGAAGATGGACGATGGAGGACGCTAAGCAGATGTTCGATAAATGCGGGGCTAAGAAACCTGATAACGCCACTTGGGGAGATATCCAATATCTGTTCGCTATGTTCTATAGCGACTACTTTCCTAAGGTATTGGATTGCGACCAGAAAATAGTCAAGGCTGTCTTGGCTTATCTGGAAGACCCTGACGCCCCGGAAGGGACGGCGTTCGTAAGGTATCTGGCGGTGCGGTGCTTCGTCGGTGACACAATCAAATGGAGTGATATGATTTAGGTTTGATACAACGTTGGAGAACCCTGTCGGCAATAGAATACCGATAGGGTTTCTTTTTGATCGTAGCCTTATTATGATTACATTTGTTCGAGGTAGATCTTTTGTTCATAGGAAGGGTGGGCGGGAATGAAAAAAGGCATCCTCACGGACACCCTTCCCCTTTGGTTGAAAATCACTTAAAACATTATGAGTTACTACACCGCAAATATAGATAATTAAATACAAACTGCAATGGGTAAGGGGTATTATTGGATAGAGCCAGTGGATCAGACGTTAAATGATTTCCAGTTTTATAAGGCACGTATCGTAGGCGATCCTGAATATGACGAGAGACATCATCGAGTTATATTGAGAACTGATAAGTATTTCCCTGTTGGAAGTATCTTCCATGTCTTAAAAGACCCAGAGATGTTTGTTATAGAGAGGAAGTTTAAGACATGGGGGAATAAGTATGTCGTTAAGCCTTGTGAGGGTGAATGGGAATGGGAGTCTGTCCAGAAACTTAAAGACAAGGCTATTATATTCCGTAGCGGATTCCTGCACGGGGACGGCAGTTTCTGACACTTACCCGTATCTCCCCCCCCCCTCGATTTCTTGGTATTTATGTATATAACTATATTTGAGCAAAAAATAAGTTTGATATGGAAGATTTTCAAGGTAAATACAATGGTAAGCAGATAGAGCAGCTTTTGGATAAGGCTAATGATATTGATCTTACCAAATATGCTCTTAAGACGGATAATGCCCCTACCGCCACGAAATTACAGGCGGCTAGGACCATAGCGCTGTCCGGGGCTGTTACCGGTAGTGTCTCATCGGACTTCGGAGACAACGTAACTATCTCCACGACATTGGCCAATTTTGATGCCTCTAAGATCGCGTCCGGAACCATCAGCATAGATAGGTTACCTAAGGCGGCTTTGGAGAGATTGGTCGTGGTAGCTAATGATACGGCTAGATTCGCCCTTACCACCGCTACGGCTCAAAGTGGTGATACGGTAAAGGTCACGTCTACAGGTAAGATGTATCTGATAAAAGACGAGTCTAAATTAAACAGTGAGGATGGGTATGAGCCTTACACGGCCAGTCAGGCTTCCTCCGTGCCTTGGTCAGGGGTTACGGGCAAACCAAGTACCTTCACACCTCCCACGTCCTCCGCTACCGTTCTTGGCGGTATTAAGGTGGGATATACGACTTCCGGGAAGAACTATAAGGTGCAACTGGATTCGTCCGGCAACGCTTACGTCAACGTTCCATGGACGGATAATAACACAACGTATAATGAAGCCACGGCCGACACCTTAGGATTGGTTAAGATCGGCTATGCTTCTAATGGAAAGAACTACGCTGTGCTCTTGGCTAATGGCAAGATGTACGTCAATGTCCCTTGGACTGACAATAACACTACATACTCACAGGCCACGAGCGATAATCTGGGTCTTGTTAAGATCGGGTACTCAGCTAATGGGAAGAATTATCCGGTAGCTCTTGACGGAAATGGTAAGATGTATGTGAATGTTCCGTGGACGGATACCAACACGACATACACCAATATGGGAGCCGCTTCTGCCTCAGCGGCGGGAAAGGCAGGTTTGGTCCCCGCACCTGCCGCCGGAGCGCAAGCCAAGTATCTTCGTGGTGATGGGACATGGCAAACTCCTCCTAACACCACATATAGTAACATGGGAGGAGCAACGTCCTCAGCCGCAGGATCGGCGGGATTGGTACCCGCTCCGGCCGCTGGCAAGCAGGCATCTTTTCTTCGTGGCGATGGAACGTGGGTCGTACCTACCAATACCACATACGGATTAGCCTCTACTACAGCTAACGGCTTGTTGAGACAGCTTAATGGCAGTACATCCAGTTTCATGCGTGGAGATGGCACTTGGGCTACACCTCCTAACACGACATATGCCGTGGCCAATGAGTCTACTAACGGTTTGATGGCGGCCGCCGATAAGAAGACCATGAACAGGCTTATAGGGGTTAATACGGTCACGACATTAGCTAACCTGCCTATTAGCAAGAGAAGTATCACGGCTACGTTATCAGCCGCTACCACCCTATCCGTGCAGTCAGGGATGCAGATAGGGGAGGAGCTGATGATCAGGTGCGTCCCGTCGGCGGCCTTCACGCAGGCTATACCCAACTCCGGGGCTTATGTAAGCATGAGTGGTACTTCTATAACCACTACGGCTAACAAGCCTTTCGAGATAAATATCTGGTGTTACGCTTCAGGTAAGTATAGTATCGCCGTTAAAGAACAAGATTAATGATATAAGATATGAGCTACGTATATATAAACAGGGAAATATATCCCAATCAATTAGTTCAGGACGATCCGCTTGATGATAATTACGCCAAGGGCTATAGTTATGATGATTACATTAACGGGAATCCCGCCCCATGGATAGAGTTTGGGGAGGAGCAATTGGCGTTCAAGGAGGCTAATCCTAAAGCTACGGTTAAGGAGATTATCGAGGCTAAATTGGATGACTCAAGGCTTCTTAATGAGGAGAAATCGGCTAAGTATGAGGAGATCAGGACTTATGAGAATGAGAATCTTCATGAGTTTTTCTTGGATGACCAAAATATCTATATCCCTGAATATGATAGGCGTAACGCTTTGGCTGATGGGGCTATAGCTGGTAAGATAACGATCATAGGTCTGGAGTTCGATATGACGGAAGGCAAGATCTTGATCGGGATGATGGATAAGTATGATAATGATCTGATGTCGGCGTTAGGAGCCAAACAGAGGGAAGTAAGCTTAGCCACTACCGTAGAGCAGGTGAGGGCTATTGACGCTCAGTCCGGCTATCCAGATAAGGTAAATATCACCATGACTTATGTCCGGCAACAGGCAAAGGAGAAAGATGTCTCCGATCCTCAGAAAGTGGCTGTCAGATTCTCCAGAATGGTGGTTAATAACAAGACTATATCTTTATCCCCTAATGAGAAACTGGATGTTAAGGTCCTATTCCCTATATGGGGACAAGAAGGGGCGGAGTTCGGGTTGTCGGTGGATGCCGGATTCTGTCTCAGGGTGGTGAAGGACGATACGGATATCCTTTATGAGGTTATTCAACAACATACATTATCAAAGGAATGGGAACCCGGACTAAATACGGCTTCCTTATACAAGGTCATTGATAAGGAGCATGCCGGGACCATAGGGGATCCTATCCCGTATTTCCCTCCAATGGAGATATTCAAGGATAAATATTACATCCAGAACGCTGATGTATATAAGTGCACTAGGGATAGCGGAACTCCTCTTAGTCATAATCTAAAGGACTTAGTAGGGTTGTATGTTGAGGTTGTACAGGGCTAGTCGTATCTACCCCCCCTATATTTGGCTTGTGATATGATACAAGTTATTTTTGGCATAATAAAATGACATTTGTAAATATATTTAAGTATGGCATCACAAAAATTCGGTTTCGTAACCGTCGACCCGGTATCAGGATCAGGAGATCAGGCGGTTAATTTCTCCGGTGAGAAACACACCGGTCGTCTTCAACGCACTATCAACCTTACGGTCACCACGGGCGGCGGGGCTAAGAAGGCGTTGGTAGTTAATCAGGCAGCGGCTGCTGAGGTGGTAAGATCAGACAGCCCTAACGCTTCCGTACAAAAGACAGGCGGTAATGTTACCATCACCGGTAAGTCTAACAGTACTAAGCTTACGTTCGCGGTCACGCCGGCTAAGGAGAACAGGCTTACGTTACAGCTCCCGGCTAACTACACGGCGGCTGGAAAGACTACGGCTAACGGAGCGGTTATCGCCGACGATCCCGGAGCCGCTGGCGAGTTCGTTTGGAGCATCACGATCTCGGACGTACCGGCCAACGTCACGATCGAGGAACTGACAGCTACATTGAAGGTAACTGCCGCTGGTGGCCAGATAGCCAACGTGACGGTAACGCAAGCCGCTGGAAACTCTACTATCAAGCTTGACAAGGAGACTATTAACTTGGATGTAAATGGTACTCAACAGACGGTTAACGTAACATCTAATGACAGCTGGACATGGGCGCAAGCTGCGGCTAGAACCGTATTGAGAATGATGGGACGATAATCAGTTTCTTTTCTCTTACTCAGACCCCGATCGACTAAAGCCGGTTGGGGTTTATTTGTTTTGCTATCTTTGCAATAGAACAAAAATAATACAACTATGGCTAATGATTTGAATATTAATTGGAAGGACGGGGTAGGCGAGGTAACGGACCAGCCTCTGACCGTCAGTCCGGGGTCCGGGGCCGGAAGCGCCCCCGTTTCCTTTGGCTCGGTGATGAACAACGGTCTTGATCGGACTCTTGAGCTGGAGATAACAACTCCAAAAGGTATTAAGAAGACGCTCACGGTGAATCAGGAGGGATGCCGGCAGGCTTATATTACGAGTGACGGCAAACGATGGCTGACTAGCGACAATCGGGTGTATGGGGTTTTGAAAAGCGATGCTCCGTGCGAATGCATAGGTGATTGTCCTTGATATTTTGTTTTTACGAATTTTGTAATTACATTTGTGGCGCATGTCCATCACCATGCTTTTCGTCGCTAATTTATTATAAGGGATACCGGTCTGTGATGGGATCGGCATCCCTCTGTTTTTTAATATGGAGAAGATAAATGTTTTCGATGTTCAGGTTCCTGATGGGAGACAAATCCGTTGTATGTCGTATAATAAGGTTACTTATTTTGATCTTGACGATATATGTAAGTTATGTTTTGACTCATACGATCTACATGATGTGGCTGACACTAAGGTAATGAGTGAGTTCCTGCACCGAGAGGGTGGTCGTTATTGGACTACGATAGATGGCGTAAGGCAGTTGTATCGTAGGATTGAGTGTAAGATGTGTTTTGAGGTTATAGAAAAATTAAAGGGATTATGAGAGAAAAGAAATTTGATTTCGTGATATATCCGTTGGATTTGATTATCACGGTTGGATTAGATTATAAGACGTTGTGTGATCGTTTCGAGAATATGGAACCTGAACACGAGGGGAAATGGGGAGATGAGGATGATATGGACAAGGAGGCGTCTTTCGCAAATTTGGTAAGGGATAGGGACGATGATGATAAATTTGCCATACTTTGGAATTTTTCGAGCGACGATGATTTAATAATGAGAAATATATGTCACGAGTCATTCCATATAGCAATGAGCGTATGCCAATTTTGCAACATGTCTCTTGGATTTAAGGTTGGAGAGGATGAACACGCAGCGTATATAGCCGGCTTCGCTGGTGATTGCGTTAGTGAGTTCATCAATAGCAAGAATACGGATTAAGTCATAAATTCTATAAGGAATATAAGAATATCAGCCTCCGCTTATTTGTGGGGGCTTTTTGTTTATCTTTGTCAAAAACATGAAGTTATGTCGAGTTGCGTAATTAAAAGGAATAAGGAAGGTAAGATAACCCGTGTCTTGACCCCTTCCGGCGAGGTATCCACCTTGTTCGATAAGATAGCGGGTATAGCCGCCGTAAGTGATCTTGATAAGGCGGCTGAGGCTTATATGACCGCATATAATGATAAGTTTAGGTCTAAGTTCGGGGATTGGGTGTCTAATGCCAAAAGAGAGGGATTAAGGTCATCTCTTAGGTTTAGAACGTCGTCACAGCTGTTCGAGGAATACCCCACGTGGCTTAGCGGCCAAACCACTTCCACCGGTCAGCATTCCACGCAGATCACGTCTACCGTGAACACGTATAAGAAGATCGGTGATTTTATATCCAATGAAGGTCTGGAGGGCAAATCCGTGCTTGACGCCTCATCCGGTCTTGGCGTTGGCACGCAGGCGTTGCGTGATATGGGGATGGATGTCGATGACGTTGAGCCATATCCGTCGTCAAAAAGGATTCCTCCCACGTATTCAAGGTACGAGGATATAGACAAGAAATATGATTACATAATCAGCAACGCTGTCTTGAACGTGATCCCTGATGATTGGAGATCCGACGTACTTAAATCAATGGCTGACAAATTGAAGGTCGGAGGCAAGTTGTTCATAAATGTCCGTGACGCTAAGGGCGTGTCCGCACAAAAGCAGAAAATAGAGCTTGACGATCCGTCGGAGATACTTGTCACTGATTCAAAGGGGAATATCAGGGCCTATCAAAAAGGGTTCACGAGGTCGTCGCTTAAAGAATATGTCGAGCGTGAGCTTGGGGGTATGTTCGAGGTGGAGACTGCGAATCCCGGCAACAGCGGAATGGCGTCTGGCATGACGGCCGTCGTCGTGACAAGGAAGAGACCTGGGGATTTGAGATTCAGGGACGTAAGCGAGGTAAAGGCCGGTATGTCGGAGAAAGTATCTGGTCTCGCTAAATTAGGTACTACGGTGAATATCGTTTCGATTGACGATATAAGAAGTGAGGTAAGTGATCATGATTACGCCGATATGATGTCCAAGAGCAAGGGATGGTATGACACGGATACCGATACCATCACTATCGTAGCTGACAATATAGAGGATGAGCAGGATTTGGAGAGAACTATCTTGCATGAGGTAGTTGCGCATAAAGGGCTTAGAGATCTTCTTGGTAATCGTTTTGATGATACGATGAGGAAGATATTCGATTCGATGGACGAGGCTGACCAGCGGTCTTATTTAGACCGATACGGCGATCAGGTCATAGCCGCCGAGGAGTTTATGGCTACCCTTGCCGAATCCAATCCAAACTCCAGTTTATGGGATAAGATCATATCGTTTGTTCGTGATGCCCTTCGTTCCATGGGTCTCGATATTAAAATGAATGATACGGATATGCGTACGCTTCTCACTAGGTCAAGGGATAGGTTATCGGAGGTGGATAAGGAGCTTAGTAAGCCCATGAACCAGATAAACAATCTCCTTGCTTATGATAGCGGGGAGCCCATGTTGTTCTTTAGATCGGATGACGGCAAGATACACGACTCTTACGCCAACGTCATAAAAGGCTCGTCCGGCGGGCGGATCGAGGCCGGGTTCTTGGCCGGCAGTGTCGAGGAGAGTGACGTCCCGTCCGGTACGGCTGATATCTCCTTTGGCTCGTCCTCCATAACCCTTAACAACAGCGAGTCATTCATACCGGTCCTTGGTATCAGCTCAGGCTCTAATATAAGCACTCGTGGAGGGTTTGTCAATTACCTTATCAAGAAAGGTCTGTTGAGCGGGGAGCGTATAAGGTTAGGGGATAGGTATTATCTTACCGGAGCCGGCAACTCTGATGGTCTTAAGATCTATAACGCTATGGACGCCTTGTCTAGACTAAGGAACAGGTTTGGTAGTATGTCTTCTGAGATGAACGTATTAGGCTCCATCGGTTTTGATACGGAGGTAAATAACGATCTTGATCTTATCACGACATCAGGGGAGAAGGTTACGGTAAGCAGATCGGAGATAAAGGGCATGTTAAGGCAAGGTAAGTTTGAGGAGCTTAATAATAAGTATGATGGGTTCATGGAGCTAGCCTTGTCGTTGATGATGGAGGATAACGCCTTGTACGGAAGTAATGTCCGTGGGGTTATTGAGAATGAGAAGGCGGAGGATCTTCAGAACAGGACTGATATCACCAACATCTTATCCACGTTAGGTATCCGTGTGATGGGTATGTCCGAATATATGGATAAGTATAAGATGCGTAATGGTGTCGAGCCTTCGGCTAGGGCCTTATCCGATATGGCTAATGGGGTTATTGCCCTGGCTGAGGGAGCTACGGTAGAGGATCTTAATGAGGAGGTGGCTCACTTCTTGATCGATACTTATCGTAATCAGCAGGAGATTGACGAGGTTCTGGACTCTGTTGTCGACACGCCATTATGGAATCAATTCGCCGGTCGTTACTATGAGGTGTATGGGAAGGAATACCAAGGGGAGGAACTGGATCGGATGGTGAAGCGGGAGATCCTAGGTAAGACGTTGGCCCAGCGGTTCGTACCGGGCATGGAACAGGCGGTGGAGGATCTGGCCTCGTCCGAGGACGCCCAGCTCTCCTTGTTTGGCAGGATAATCCGGGCTATAAGGAATTTCTTCTCTACCCAAAGATCAGACTTGAATAAGGTTCTTGATAGGATAAAGGAGTCGGCGTTAGCTGATGATCCAAGCGCATTTGACGTGCTTCTGTTAAAGGATAGCGACCATCTTATGTACTCATTATCGGATGTTGATGTGGCTAATAAGCTGATCAAGAACGGTAGGTCATTGGAAAGACTATATACCAGATTGCAGAGGATGAGGTCAAGCCAAAGCCAGAGGATCGGTGAGAGTATCTCCCTTCTACGTGATATAGGCGAGAAGGTAAGACAAGTCGGGGGTGAGCTAAATAAGAATAACAACCTATTATCCACCAAGAGCGTCATAGCGACCGCCAAGGCTGAGGTGGAGTATTTGGTCACTGTCGCCAGTAGCCTACGTAAGAGCGGAAAAGGATTGGATTATGAGACGATACAGGTTATCGATAACGTATATGGGGAGATAGTTCCTCTGATCAGGAACCTTCGTGGATTCGTCAATAATCAGGCGGCTGATTATTATGGCAGCAATAAGGTTGGTATGGTAGAGGATATGGATGATATATTACGTATGGCTGAGACATCCATGTCTGATATAAATGCTCTTCGAAGTGATCGTAATGAGGACTGGCTGGATGGACAGCTCAGGATGTTTAATATCCCGGAAAGATATTGGAATGGGATAAAGAAGTTGATAAATAACATCCATAAGGATATCAATGTCATGTCCCGGTTCTTTGGTACGCTGGAGCATAGTGGTAACGCTATTTTAGGTATGTTAGGCCAACGTCTAGCCAAGGCCCATAATGAAGCCCATACCGAGGGTATATCCAATATCAATAAGATGACTAGGATGATGAAAGAGCGTGGATGGGGGATAAAGGATAATGAGGATCTTATACAGAAGATAAATGGGAAGAACTCGGATTACCTTGACTCGTCCCGTGATTTCGCTAAATACGATTTGCTATACAGGACCGAGCAGGCTAAGGCTATTATCGATATATATGATCTTAAGAATGTTACGGGTAAGACCGAGAAACAGCTTATCGATCTTCTTCTATCCGATAGAGGCCTTAAGGTGAAGACCCGTGACGACATAGTAGGATATGACGGGGATAAGCCTATTACGAAGGAGGTATATCATGTATTCAAACCTACCATCCAGAATTTTGATATTTCGGACATGACGTTCGAGGATCAGCAACGATATCTCGACGCGATAAATAGGTGGTTGGATGAGAACCGAGAGAAACCTATGGTGCAGGCTTATTACGATAAGATCGAGAAAGTTAATAAGAAGGTCGAGGAAAGACTGGGTCGTAGGGTATCGCAAGCCACGTCCGATTTCATGACCCGTATCCGCAGGAGCAGGTATGTGGCTATGGGTAAGTTCGTGAGGAACGGGAAGGTCGATTGGAAGGCGTTTCAATCCGATCCTATAGCTTGGAGATCTTATCTGGATATTTTACGTGATAGGGCTATAGCCAAGAGCGAGTGGTATTCCGATGGGACACCAAAGGAAGAGGGATCCGAGGCTCTGATGATGTCCGAGGAGATCAAGGCATGGGACGAGGCGTGGGCCGAGGAGTTCGGGAATACCAACGAGGGTCGTAAGGCTTCCGCCGAGTTCAAGGAGATACTTCGTGGGATAGAGCGGTCCGAGGGCGGCAAGGCTGCGTTTGAGTTCCTGCTAGCTGGCGGTCATCTTGGTTTCTCTAAGGATATGTGGGGATCCGAGGAGGGTGATTATTACGAGAATCTTGTTGATAAGATCACGGAGCAATCTGTATCATCATCAAGGATAGAGAAGGTAGAGGAGGCGATGGCGACAATAAACGAGATCAATGACCAGCTAAGGCCTTTGCTTATCCAGTACCGGGATAGCACGAGATACGGGGAATATGATTTCGATAGGTTACGTGGATCCGCCTCATTAAGAAAGATAAACGAGTTATATGATCGTCTGGCTGAGGCTAAGAGCGTTATTAACGCCGCCGCTTCCGCTGAGGCTATTGAGATGGATATGCCTGATACGGTGGAGAGTGGAGTCACGGATTCTTACCGTAACGCTTTAAGGGATGCCATGGCATACGACAAGGGTATGGATGAGATTAAATTCGCCAAGGAACATATGTCTGCCCGCTCCCGGAGTCAGGTGGATAGGATGGCCGCCAGGTTATCTCGGAAAAACCCGTCATGGACGACCGTGGAGGTATCGTTTTTGAGAAGGAAATACGGTCCTGACTTCAATAATAAGCTAGCTAACGACATAGCGATGGGTAAGACTGATAAGATCCTTGTCGAGTACGCCAGGACCCGGCTGTATCCTTATATGAGGAGATACTCTCCCAAGGGATATTCTGATTTCGTTAGGAAGATAAATAACGGTACGTATAAGGTATCCGAGTTCTTTGATGCCATAGAAAATGGTATATCTAAGGAAGAGAGCGTATCCCGTTTCGGGTTTGATATTAATATGATCGATCTGACGATCAATAACCAGTGGCTTGATGAGGCTGACGCCGAGAGTTCTTTCCGTAATCCTAATTATAATCCCGATCTGGGTTATGGATATCATACGCCTAGGTTCGATAAGTACAAGAACGAGGCTTTCTTCAAGAAATACGGTATTACCAACGAAGGGGAGGAAGCTACGATCAATAAGGATAAGTGGGAGATGAGGAAGGAGCTTCTTAACATAAGCCATAAGGCTATGGAGGATTATGATGAGCGATTCCGGAACATCTACCAAATACCACAGATATCCAAGGGCGGCGTGGAGAGGATGGTGCAGGCCGGGGTTGACCCGAAGGCGGCCATCGGCAACGCCGTACGTGATATCGTTGGCGAGAGGGTGGATGACCCTATACATGGTCAGGGGCAAGACCTAGGAGGGATTGATGAGAACGATAACAAATATCGTATGATCCCCAAATACTATCTTAATAAATTGGAGAACGCCGATGACGTGTCCCATGACTTCGCCTACTCCTATTCCATGTTATCCTTACAAGCGACCTCTTACAAGTATAAGAGGGCGGCCTTGGATGATGTCATGGGATACAGGAACATGATGCTGGAGACGCAATACGACGGCGGTAAGAACCCAGAGGCCACTCACGCCTATAGAATGTTTCAGGACTGGGTTAACGCCAGTATCTATGATGTTAGGATAAATAATAAGCGGGCAGAATGGAATATAGGTAATTATAAGGTCGATCTTAATAAGCTGGCTCTTATGTTTACCAAATTCGTATCCAAATCCAACTTAGGCTTCTCCCCATTCGTCGCGGCTACCGGCGCCCTTACCGGGCAGGCCAACTTCCTTTTGGAGGGTATGGTAGGGCAGTATATAAGCAAGGACTCCATGAAATACGCCTATGGGGAAGCCCAGAAGCAGTTAAGTACGTACGTGTCGGAGATCGGGGATATAAACCGCACCAACAAGCTATATGTCGTTGGAGAGGCTCTAGGCGTGTTCAATGTCCGTAACCGTGTACGATCGGCAGCGTATAACAAAATCTGGAGAACCTTATTCCGGGACCTGCCGTTTAAGATGATGGAGGTTCTTAACTCCCCGTTGGATCCGCAGGTCATTATCTCGGTCATGGATGATACCCGCCTATACGAGGGTCAGTTCTGGTCATACTCCAATTTCAAGGAGATGATGATGAAAGACAGAAATATGTCCGCTAACGAGGCTAAACGCGATTGGGAGCGTTTAAGGGATTATTCTATGTGGAACATGGTAGATGTCAAGGACGGAAAGATCGTGGCTAAGAATGAGGCTAACAAGGATATTATAGACCGATATATACCCACCTTGTCCAGTAGGGTCAGGAGCATGGTGCAGATCTGCGACGGCGCCTTGAACGAGCAGAACCGGGTGGGGGCTAGCCGGAACGCTATCCTTAATATGGTGCTGCCTCACCGTGGATGGTTTATATTGGCCGTACAGCGGGCGTATAAGAAAGCTGGTTTCAATTTCCAGACCAACCAGTTTGAGGAAGGATATATGAGAACGTTATGGAGACTGGCCGGTAATGTCTATGGATCGATGTCCGAGGGCAGGATGGGGGAGGCATATGACGTGCTTAAGGAAGAGTATGATAAGCTTACCCCTTACGAGCAGATCAATATCAAGAGATCGATTATCAATATGGCGGTATTCGCCACGATGATGGCCATAGGAAGGGCGTTGATGGGATATAGGGAGGATAATGAGGATAGCTGGTTCGGGCAGTTCATTACCTATATCGGGTTCAGGACGATCAATGAGATCGCTTCCCAGACATCCCCGTTCATGGAGCTTAACGCCATAGACATGCTACAGGATCCGCTGGTCACCGCCCGGAAGTTAGGCGACCTCACCGATCCTCGAAACTGGGATCCGTTCGCTACCGTCCAGACCGGCGTGTATAAGGGCGAGAGCAAGCTATGGAGGCAGCTCATGAAGTTCTCGTTTGGTAAGCAATGGTATAATATCAAGACGGCTAGGGATATTAAGCAGACATCCGACTACTGGTTGATGACCAACGGCATGACGATGGGATTCTTCTTAGGAGGCAGGGATAAGGATGAGTCCGGGGAGGACGCTAATTGGTACTTTGACAGGGGAAGATAACTGATATAGTATGACAAAAAAAATAGCCAGTCGATTGCTTAAAACAATCAGATTGGCTATTTTTGCATTCCCATCTATCCATCCCGGACGGATGGGAATAAATATTCTATTCATGAATACAAATGTAGATCTTTTTCATGATTCCACGAACAATAGTAATGGAATTTTGACGTCCGAATCCAACGAAATAGGGTCTTTGAAAATTATCATGCCTGATAAATTGAATCAGTTGACAGCTCGATCGTCCTACATATGCCATATAGACGATTTCGTTAAAGGGAATAAAGATTATTATGGATTTGATATACAATCTGATAGAGAAATGGAATATGATTATGAACTAATCATAAACAAAATAAAACATATCAATAACAATACTGGTAAACATGAATATATATCAATATTTAATAATTTCCCTGTATTAGGTTTTATGTTATGTCAGATAGCTAATTTAAATGACCTTAGGATTCTTGGTGGATACAGATATAGCATAAGATTGAAAAATATATCAGAAAGGGATATTGTTATAGACTATATAAATAGTATTTTTATAACATATGATAATATATGTATCTATAAAGTTGATAATATTGATGTTAGACGTGATATCCCTCGTGAATTTATCGATGATTTAAACGCTCTTTACAAAACTATTATTGATAACATTTTTGGATATAGATTTTCTATAAGATTGGTGACTGGATATGATAATTGTATAGTAGACAATATTGAGGTGTTTGTCCCAGTCAAGTCAAATATGGATATATCAAATAATGTATCAAATATGTTTAGAAAATTTCTAAATGCTAAAAGAATTGATTTTTTTAATTTAATATCTGTTTTTGAATATTTTAACGATATTAATAATTTGAGCATAGGACATCTGATAACTAAGATATATAAAGATTTTGTCTATTTATATGATATGTCATTTGATATATTAGATAACAAGGTAGTATATACATATTTAGGATCAGGTAATATTTATGGTTATATTAAGATAGGTAAAACCAATAATATTGACAAAAGGGAAAATACGATAAGAACCGGTAATATAGATTTTAAGATAATAGCCTTTGTTGGCAGAGATATAGAAAATGAATTGCATAGCAAATTTGAGATAAAAAGGATGGAAAGAGAATGGTTTCATTTATCTGATAATGATATAGACAATATAATCAACGAGTATGGTTTTATTCGGGTAAGGAACAGCGTTAAAGATAAAAAGATATAGTTATATCATTGATACTTAATGTAATCCAAAAATGGATTTACATAATAATAGAAGGATAGGAGATTGTCACCCTATCCTTCTACTGTTATCAGCCCTTATGTTTAATCATATTCATTTTGCGAAGTTCATGAGGAAGTTCCTCAATGACGGATTTAAGAGATATAGGGTCATCCTCCCATGTCAGGTGCCTACCTGCTAACTTATAGATTGTACCTCTTGGAAGTACGATCGCCGAATTGTGATCCTCGACAGAGAAATATTCCTCGTCGTGCGCTGACCTCTCGTCCGTCCATATCTCTCCTTGCCGAGCGGGGGCGTTGTTAAGAATAACCTCGTCACCGTTTTTGTTCACGGCTAAAAATACTATTGTCTGTTCTCCTATTTTCATGAATTATAATTTGCTTACCAATCTCCTCCATCATTACCTATTCCTAATATTGTAGTTATAATATTATCTGGATTTGTCCCTGCGTTAGGAAGCATCTCAGGTATAGGGTTATCTTCCCTATCACCATGCATCATAACGGTAAGAACTCCACTAGCGGAATACAACCAAAGACGTTTGCCATCCTTTTCCCATTTCTTCGCTAATCTATTTAATGAGTCAATCAGCTTACATTCTTCTGGGGTGCATTCGACTCCCGCTTCAGTATAATATTTCATTCCCATATTATTGATTTGTTTAATTTATGAGCCTCTGATAAGGCTCGTGTTAGTATATCCTTTTTTCTTATAATCTCCTTATATCTTTTGATATTCATTTTTATTATCTTCATAATAAGTTCTTTTGCCTTAATAGCACCAACATCTTATTCCAATCAACATATCCTTTATCCGTAAGTGGAGTGCCGATATTCCTATCATCTATATAATAATCACAATACAATTTTGGTGATGATGATACTGGCTCAGGATTGTAGTTTACCGAATACAGATTGATATGATTATATTTAAACCAGTCCACGGCATCCTGTAGATATTTACCATCTCTTACCGTATATAATATCAGAAGATTCTTATCAGCCAATTCTCTCAATACTTTAGCGGCTCCGATATTGTCTCCTACATAAGGGAATGAGTCTACTACGCACGTCCCATCAAAATCTATCCCTATTATTTTCTTCATATTATATATCTTGTAATAAATACTCTTCTATTTTCTTAGCCATATCAATAAGCATCTCACATCTAAGGTTATTAAACTCCTTACAAAACCTCATGTCTTCCTCATGCTTTTCCTCAGGCGATCTGTTATCAATTACGCTGTAGCATGGTGACGAATACACGGGGATAGGTCTCATGGCCTCTATAGCCAATTTAATAGCCTTTTCACTGATCTCGCTCATATAATCCTCTTTTTGCACCCATATAATACCACTGTTAAAGCAATTTGGGTTTTCTAACTGGCAATTTCCATTGTCATAAAAACAACATCCTGTACAACATTCTTTCTCTATCTCTGAGACAGCCATGAATCTCTTCTCTTCATATATCATGGTATCTCCTTTTTTTATCTTATTCCTCTTTGTATTCATCTTATCAAACTTTTATATTCTACTTTCTTTAACTGCTCTTCGGTAGCTTTCTCCTTCGGGAACTTCCCGTGCCATTTTCCGGGCACCACGACATCACGGCCGTCTGGGGAGGTAGTAAGCCTCCCGCATTCGCTGCACAGCCCCATGCCCTTGTACGGCTGTAGTTCCTTGGCATAGTCGAATTTATCCACCATATACTCGTTTGTCAACATCCAATAACTAGACGTAGCGGTATTATCAACGCAACCGCATTTAGCGCATACAAACAGGCTCATAGTAAGTTCTTTTTTGCTTCATTAAACAACCGTTCTACTAGATTCTCAAATTCTCCATCAGGCATATCTATTATGTCTTTTATCTGCACTTGTATTCTTTCTTTTGCTAAAGAATAGCAATTACTATTGACAGAGTAACGAACTACAGTGCCGTTTACGAAAATAAAATCATCTGGTTTTAAATCAGTCGTATAGCCATTTTTAGAAAACATAGGGATATGATGTATATCATCTATTCTTGTTATAAAAGAATCATTATATTTGGCATATTTTCCAACAATCCATTTATACTTCTCCTTTAGGTCAACTTGTATCTTGCTCATTTCTTCTTTTAACTGTTTTTCCAGTTCTTCAATCTTATTCATATCCTATCTATTTTAATGTTATTGTTATTAAATCTGTTTATCATCTCATCAAAGAATTGACGGTCTATCTCCACAAGCAGGAAGCCCCCCCCCTCTCCTCGCCGCAAGGGAAAGGGTAACGGCTACCGCCCCGTCCGGCACAGTGTTCATTGGATTGCCTTCCACGCCATATTCCCGTTAAACATCCTCATCTTTCTTTTCATCATCAATCCTCTCCACTTTAATCGTCCCCATATCACCTGAAGGTAACGTAATATCGCTATACACGTTATTCCAGTTCTCGTCAATAGCTAGCTGATGCAGTATAGATCTATATATCTGGTAGGTATTTCCGATAAGTCTCTTTCTATTGATCATATCTTTACTACCTCCATCATACCCTATATGTTCATAGTCTTCGAGATCCGGGAACAACCTTCTTCTTATCGCTCGTGAGTTATTGACTATAAAGCTTCTTATCCCCAGCGTTTCCGTTCTATCCATATCATTTATCAAAGTTTCCGTGGTATGCTGAAGATCCATGTCTCCGGCTGCGTATCTGCTTATGTCCTCCACGCACCGGGATATCAGCATCAGTTGTTCCCTTGTCAATGTTATTTTATAAAGTTGTTTGTTGTTCATATCCTTCTATTTTATTTATCATCTCGAATATTTTCACCGCTATCAACGGCACTATGGCATTACCATAAGCCTTTATTGATTCTTTTCTCCATTTCCCGTAAGGAATGGTAAGGTTGTCCACATTAAAGGGTAGCCCATCATTTCCTCTACAAATAGGGGACTGAGTTGGAAAACTCTTCCATTGAGTCGATCCCCGTCCATCCCAATCACGGCAGGCATATTTCTTAAAGAGTCTGTTCTCGGTGCTCCGTTGCTTTTTGTCATCTTCCTTATCGTACAAGAACCTGTGTGACCTGAGGCCACTGGTGTCGGTAATAAGTCTCCGTATTTTATCCCTTGTTTGGGAAGTGAACTCAAATCCATGAATCTTGTCTTCCCGTCCTTGCCGCAAACCTTCAACCCTTGCGTCTGAACAGTCGGAAGCAATGAACCATATCCTATACCGTTTATGCGGCGCTCCGACACCGCAAGCTGGAACAATGATCGGTTGGACGGAATATCCTTCACGTTCAAGATCGTTGCAGATGGTATTGATGATATATTCTTGCTCAAGTATCGTTTCCTTGTAATTTTCTTCATCTTGATCACTTTTCGTTTCCACGTCAGTTTCACTACCGGGTTGAACCATATTGGTGATTCCAGCAACATTCTCGCCAATAATCCAGAGCGGTCTTGTCTCTCGTATGACTCTAAGCATTTCCGGCCAGAGATAACGGTTATCATCCGCTCCCTTTCGTTGTCCAGCGACGCTAAATGGTTGACAAGGGAAACCTCCGGTGAGCACGTCGATTTTCCCTTTCCATGAAGTGAAATCAGTTCTTTTAATATCTTCATATAATACTGTTTTTGGAAAATAATATTTTAATACACTTTGACAGAATGGATCTATCTCGCATTGAAAGACATTGTTCCATCCTACCTCTCTAGCGGCTAAATCAAAGCCTCCTATACCTGAGAAAAGACTAGCGTGATTCATTCCATCTTATTTGATATTAATTTTTCTTTTATATGTTTAGATATATCAATTATCTCATCTTTTATATTGCAGTCATCTTTTAATAATGAACCAAATATACATGATATGGCGCCCTTTAGGCCTAGCGCTATCCCTATCTCCAATATTTTTTTATCGGTATTAGAGATTTCTACAGGTTCATATAATATTGATGATATGTTGTTAACGACGTATATTATATCATCTTCATTCATTGATGTAGATTTATCGACAATAGCTATAAAATCTTTTATAATCATAATATAAGCTATTTTTATTTCTTTTATCGTATCATCGCTTAGATGTCTATCTCTTATATGCCTTTCAACATACTTGTTTGCTAGATTCTCTATTTTGTTTGATTTGTCCATTTGTACTATCAATTATTTAGTTAATAATAGATCATAGTCCTCTTCATCTATACTCCCATTATTGTTGACATATATAATGAAATCATTTAAAAGCACGGACTTATCCTTGGATAAGGCTTTTATAATAAGCTCTCCATCATCTTTCAACATCACATGCACAGTATCCCAGATAACATATTTTTGACATTCTTTCTCAATCTTCTTGATTGTTTTAAGTATTATCTTATACGTCTCCTCATATCTTTTTACTATTCCGCACAGTTCAGTCGTATTATATTTACGTATAGCCGTGAATATATATTCCTTTTTACAATCCCAGCATTTTATCAGTTTTTCTGATCCGCACGCCTTATTCTTGTAGAAGAAACAGCCCTTACATGGCTCATTATGGTCGTAACTTAATACTACAAGCAGCTCCATGCCATTCTTGTATATCACGTCTCCTTGTTTCATCTTGTCTATTTTATTAATCTCATTATCAATATAGCAAAGTTGGATATTATCCATACTATAGATATCCAGAATGTTATACTCAACATAAGACCTATGTTCTTAGGTATAGGATCTACTCTCCTGAATGTAAGGATCATGAATACAAATGTCTTGAAGTTCATAATTTACGATATTTTTCTATATAGTTAACTATTAGATCCTTGACACCTTTAGGGACATTAATTAGCTTAAGGTTACCTTGGAATATATCCTTACCGTACTCGTCCATGATCACCCCGAATGAAGGATTCATGATTCTTGTCGATATACATATCGGTTGGTCGGTATCGAATCTGATAACGGCTACCTTCTTCTCGTTTATCGCCTTCTTTAGGGCTATATAAAGCTTATGACCTTTAACAATGTCACAATTACCTTTCATGATCTTAGACATATATATGATATGCTCTTTCTTCACATTGCTGAGATTGTCCATCAGTTTAAGATCTCCACCAACAGATTTCCATTTTTTGAAGCAAGATATGCATAGACAATAACTGGACTTGGCGTTCCTCGGCATCATCCTGCTGCTACCAGCGGGAACCGTATCGCCACAGCAGACGCACGTCCGGTCTTTGTTGGTGCGTACTGGGCCATAGCTGTTTATCGGGTATTCTTTTTCTTTAAGCATCTTTTTCTGTTTTCAAAATTATCATCACCATATTCATAATTAGGACAAGCCTTATTGCTTGGGCGTCTCGTATAAGTCTTTTGCTCCCTATCATATTTCCTGTTAGGGTTTATATAATGGTCGCACACTTGCCAAATGGAGCAGCATACTTTCCCGTATCTTTTCGCCCATTCCCGATCATGTAGATGTACACAAGTGGCGCAAGTTGGGTTCTTGAGCTTATCCTTATTCTCATCTATGATCTTATTGACCCGATCAAGAATAACATGCATTTTTTTAATATTTATGACGTTAAATGCGTCTGGGCATGGAAGATATGTCATTGAGCTTATATCTATGTCCATTTCCTTGGATTTATTGTAAGCTGATTTGTATTTCCTTCTCATCAAATCCTTTAATTGATTTACTTTTCTCTCATAAGTCCCCATATTTCACTCAGTTTTCCATCCTTGTTTTTTCAATAGATCCACCATCATCTCCTTTATCTTAGGGCTAATGGCTTCGGTAAGTATATCAGCGGCCAAGTTAATAGAGAAGCTTGTCATTCTAGATTCTCCTATATACTTCTCGCTGGTAACTTCTTTCACATAGTCGTGAATATCCTTGATCATTTCATTTTGAGATCTTAGGAGATCCAGTATCTTATCGAGTTTATCATTCATCTTTTTTCTCGAATATACCTGACAATAACCAGAAGACCACTATCAAAAAGAAAAATAGCCCAAGAGCCTCATCCGGATAATCATGCATCGCCTCTAAGATACTTCTCATAACTTAACATCCATTTTACCGATTATACGATAGAAAATATCCCTAGTCAGCTCAATATCGTAAGTAGCGTCATGAAGCTTATTCTCGTCGATCTCAATACCCATAGTTCTGGCTACGGTCATCAACTTAAAGTTCTCCATATCGTTTCTTACGCCCATCAGGAACGGTGTCACCATAACATATACATCCATACAGTTAGGATAGAACCATGATCCGAAATACTTATCCCCACATTGGGTAAATAAAGCCCGTAGGAAGTTGTTGTCGAATCCGGCGTTGTTATACCCCACCAAATACATTTTATCCCTCTTGTCGAACTTATTCACGTATTTGGATAATATACCAACTAACTGCCTGTACCCTTCTTCCATAGGCTGATACGACTGCACTTGCTCCAAGGTAACACCAGCCACATCCAGCGCCTCTTGCTCTATCGTGGCGGCAGGGTTCGGGGCTAGGCGGATGTCGAACCTCTCAGTCTCCTGCCCGTCGATATCCACGATCCCTCCTATTTGGTGTATCCCGTTTCTCCAGAACTCAACCCCGGTTGTCTCTAAATCAAAAAATAGTAATTTGCTCATGTCTATTTATTTTGTTAATTTATCATTATCTAAGAACTAGTCGTGAAATGCTTTTATAATATATACTCCCATCAACTCTTTTACCTTCAAAGAAGTATATCCAATATTCTAATGAAGAACATCCAAAAGCAAGACATAGATTATTTATCGCATATCTAAAGTATTTCTTGCCTGAACGAAATAAGATTTGAAATTCTTTATTATTTAAATGGAGTCTTTTTTTGGTTTTTCTTTTATTCATGTTTATAGTTTTATTTTAAATGTTCCTTAATCTTATCCAATGCCTTATAAGACAGATAGCTGTCTATAGTATTATCGCTATCTATTTCCAGCAACTCATTAAACAAGTCTTTAGCCAATGCTTTCCACTGCTCTCCCCAATCACGGAGATTCTCGACCTTTGACCGTATATCCTCGAAATAAGAATCTACGTCTGATTTGATTGATTTTGAATAATATTTAACATCCTCCTCGTCCCCATCCATAATATAATCACATTGTGTCCTGATATCTTTTATATGACTGTCTATATCACTGCACATATAATCAACAGGTTTACGTATATTGAATATAGCTTCTGACGTAAGACCGGTTATATCTTGTATGTCTTTTAAATTACCCATGATTTAATCAATTAAATACCAACCATCCACCTGCAAATCCCATTGCGAAAATAGATAAGATTATAGATGTGAATAATATCCAATCTTTTGCGCTTAACTCATTATTATCTCTCTTTATTTTCTCAAGATAATCATATATAGCTGTATAAACAGCATGGTGAATATTCTCGTCTCTAGCCCTTACGATATTATCATATTCATTATATCCTAGATTATGGGTGGCGCTTTCGATCCTCATATTCCCCGTAACCTTTTTATTTACATCGAAATCGAAACTAACCACTATATCGGTGGTTAGAGCGCTGGCGATTTTGCTTTTTATCTCATCATTACTGAGATTAGCATCGTGCACTAATCGCTCATAGTCTTTATCGTCAAGAATTATCTGTTTTTTAATGTTCATATCCCTAATATTTCTGCTACATAAACAAATCCATAACATATATAATTATCAGCGTCATGCTCACCCCAATTCACATGCCATACGACGGCGCACGGGAAATATAATGGCATATCCTCAGCCATAGGATCCTCTTTGAAGTCATCAATGTTTATCTTCTCCCTCCACCTCCACAGGTCTTGGATATCGTTCAAAATTAATTTCTCCATAACTATGACGGATATTAGATGTTAGTAATTCTATAGCCAAGCTGATCATGGCTCCCGCTTCAGTAAGTTGATTCATTTGGGCGTACATTTTATGCTCTGCACTACGATAAGCCTCTCTACTACTTATGGTGTCTAGTAAATCATCTATAGCGTTTCTAAGAAGATCGGTCATCCCATGCCCTCCTATGCCCTTGAAATAATAAATATCACGACCAGCGTAAAACATGTCCTGATATCTTTTAGCTACATACTCTATCCCGGATAGATGGTATTTCTCGTTGTCTATCTCCACCTCTCCTTCTTCTATAGCTCTCAACAACTTCCAATCTATCTTTACATCAGCTTGACGATTTTTTACCTTTACATAGGCATATCCGCCATAATGAGAACCCAGCGTCCTCATCGTAAGTTCATTGACTTTTTGTTTGTCTCCATCCATAACAATCTGGTTTTTAATGTTGATACAAAAGTAAGATTTAAACAAAAATAAAAGCATGAATAATATAAAAATAATATTAATCATGCTTAAATATAAATATATCCCTTCTAGTTCTCACGGATATACGTATTCGTACTCATCTGGAGGAGATGTCTTATATTCAACATCGCACTCCATATTGGTGTAATAGTTATCCCCTTTTCTGTATACTAACGCTACCCAACAGTCATATTTTTTGCTGTATCCTATAAGAGGGACATTAGCCATAGGCGGATTATCCTCTGTTTTGTATCTTATTCTTGTTACTTGTTTCATATTTTCATGGATATAAATATTCATATTCTTCCGGTGGATATGTTTCAAATTCGGTGTCGTACTTCATACAAGTGTAGTACTTGTCTTTGCTTCTGTACACTACTATCCACGGACAGTCATATCTTTTGTTGTATCCTAAAAGAGGAACACCTTCCATAGGAGGCTTATCTTTCGTTTTGTACCTTAATTTTGTTATTTGCTTTATGCTCATATAATCTTATGTTTAAGTAATTCCATCATCATCGAAAACAATGTGTCTACAAGAAGTTTCTCGCTACTCCAATATATAGGGATCTCATCTATATCTCTATACGTTACAGACCATGCATGTTCTAGCTTATAACATTCGAATGTACAACCCTCTATCTCATATGGGAGTAAATTCAGTAACGTCCCTACATCCCAAACAGGGTTGGATATATCCGGGGTAACGGCCTCGATCAGTCCTATACGACCAGCGTCATCCTCCATAGAATGTAATTGATCCAGATACTTGTCTCTGAAACCGATGGCGGTGGAGATAGGGAGGCCGGCCTCGACCAGCACCCTCCCCTGTTCTTTTGTGGTGAATATCCTTTCTTTCATCTAACCCTTGATCTTTTTCTCTACAGTAACGATCGTATCATTATGCCATCCCCCATGAGCCACGAGAAGAATCTCCTGCTGCTCGAAACCAAGACCGGCCCCTATACCGCCGGAGTTCCATGCGCAGGTAATGACCACCCCGCCTTTCTTGGTGATCCTAGCTATCTCATTCTTCTGCCTAGCCCAATAACTAGATTGCGTTGTTTGCATATTAACAGATCTTCCAAGTCTTTTATACGACTCAGATACCTGCCTCGGAGAATATGGTGGATCATATAATACCATATCAGCCATATTATCCTTAAGACCACGCAGGAAGTCTGTGGCGTCTTTATGATACATAGCTTTAGTATCAGGGTCAAGATCGTTGGTGATTGTCCCTATATCGCTGTTTCTGGCGAATGGATCCACTATAACCATCCCCTCTTCTCGATATTTATCTATAAGTTCCCTTATCGGTTTTATGCTGAATGTCTCGCTGTTCGGCATTGACCATTTCTTGTTTATAATCATCTCTTAACTCTGTTTTAAATTTAAGCTTCATAGTACTTCTAGGTACAGGATCGCATATGTCATCCCACCAATTCTTGTGCCCTTTCGGTGGATGTATATCCTTTTTCCATAAAGATCCCTTAACTGTCTTGATTCTTCCGTATGGTCTCATTTTGCTCGTGTTTACCTTCACATGTCACATTATATCCGTTTCTAATGACCCGAACATAAGCTCATCAGTAATCTTGCGAAATTCCTTTACAATATCATTTATCTGCTTACGTTCGATGCTCCTTAGCAAATGGGCTATCACATCCACTGTCCATCCATTGCCCGCTAAAGACATGGCCGTATTTGGGGCTATCCCGTCAAGGTAATCATCCGGCAATGTCTGTAGCCTACACATCTCCACCGGGGTCAGGTATCTGAATTTGTCTTTCATGTCAAAGGCGTTAGGATATCTTCCGGGAGGTAGTGATGAGATCACGTTATCTTTCATGACTGTTGTCAGGCAATTACTTTTCTTGATGGGAGTGGTATTCTTATCTTTTCTTATCTCCAGACATTGCGTTATTTTTATGCCCATGTCACAATCCTTTCGATACCCGTCCTCTCCTATCCTTCTACCGACAATGGTCCCTATATATCTCCCTCTTATGGCTCCCGGATTCCAACCCTTGTCATGCTCTAGAATATCATCCAATGATATATGCTTGTCTTTCGGCATTTCTACCGGCCAATTACACCAATAAAGGCGATGCCGGGTCTGTGCCGATACCAAGGCGCTATCGATCTCCACCGGCTCCACGCCAAGCTCCTCGGTGATCACCCAGCGGTGCTCGTCCCGCATCCGGACGTTCTCGCCCAAGAACAGGACCTTACCTTTGGTCTCCTTCCTTAAATGCTTTACGATGTCCGAGAAGCAAAAGAAAAGCCTTCCACGAGCGTCCATGAATCCTTTACCCTTACCTGAGCTAGAGAAGCTCTGGCAACAGAACCCTCCCATGACCAGATCTATGTCTTTCCAAGGGATATCCCATGTTCTCCAGTTATTAACATCCCCTAATTGAATAATATTAGGAAAATGTTTTTGACTTACCTTTATGCATGTCTTGTCTATCTCTGAGGCATAGTAAGTCCCAATAGGTATACCGGCTCTTTGTAATGCTAGATATCCACATGATATCCCATCAAATAATGATAATACTTTCATATTGTTCATTTATTCTCAGACCTAAAAATATCCTTTGCGATCATATCAAGGGATATTTTATGTATCTTAGGTAAGACCTTAACCAATTTTATACCAAAATTTTCTCCCCTCTTAACAAAAGTCCATTTCCCGTATATGATCCCATGCATCATATTTTGTATTATCTCCTTGCTATCCGTCAAGAACACTTGATAATAGATACTATTGACATAATTGAAATCCTTTCCATGATCATTTGCCGGTCTTAATATCATTACAGCCGAAGAGCGTCCACGAACGAATCCGTGTATCTCAAGACATTCCTCGAACTCATAATTATCGCGTTCCTCATCATGAACATCCTTAACCCATTTACATGGTCTCCCGTCTTTAAACGGGATCTTTAACTGTTTCTTTGCCATCTTTTAAATTATATTATAATGTTATTACCTGCTCATAGGTGAGCGTGCCTTTGTAACCTCTAGCTTTTAGTTCTTCGATAAGTTCTCTAGGTTTGAATTTTGCTAGATCTGGATTGGTAAACACTTTCGTTAATTTACCCCCCC